TTAATTCCTTTCGGTATTATAAAAATCTCTAACAAGCTTCTTTAAAACCTTGTCTTGCTGGTCCATCTTTGCGGTAATTAATTTGATCTCGTTTTTGATGTCGGTCGTTGTGGTCAGAAGGTTTTCATCTTTTTTGGTAACCTTCATTTTTCCGGTTCCGTTTATGAACCAATCAAAGGACATCCCAAGCTTGGAGTTCAATACCTTAAGATCATCAATGCTGATCGTACGATCTCCATTCTCAGCACGGCTCACCCAAGATTCGGTTTTGCCCAATAGTTCCCCGAACTCCGATTGGGTCAGGTTCTCCGCTCGCCTGAAGGACTTGAATCGCTTTGCTTCATCAGTTATTATTTTTTTCATCATTATCAATTTTTACATCTATTTTATTTCCTACTTTTTTGATGAGATCCTTTACAAGATCTTCCTCGCTTATTTTTTTCTCGATCTTATGGCTGATTATCGAAATTCCATGATCTTTCATGTTAGGCTCTTTCTTCTTTTTCAAAACCTAGCGTTTTTGGTGAACGTCTACAATATTGAAGATCTGGTAAACATCCTTTAAATTGACCTCAATGTTTGGATAGAGATCTTTGTTCTCGTTTAAAGAATGAAGGGTAAGGATCCCCTGTTCGGTATCATGGAGAATAATTCTTTTGATCAATATTCCATCCTTATGTACGACGACATAGTCGGAAAATTTGTGCGTATGGAGTTTATAGTTCCAATGTTCCTTTCTGACCTCTCGTCCGGTTACGATGTTGCCATCGTATATGTTGTCCTTCATTAAATCTTTATCGGAAGTTGTCATGCTGTCCCCAACAGCACGAAAGGATTGATAATTTCCTTTATGGTATTTGTTCACAATTATGGAATGTTTAGGTAGTTCTTCAATAAATTCAGGATCCTTATAGCCCGAAAGATATCCAGCGTATGCATATTCTTCCACCAAAGGAGTGATCATGAGTTTTTGGCCATCGTCAAGATCGATGAATTTATTTGTCGTATCGTCTTCCTCTACGTTTGAAAATCCTGTCAGCTGCTTTGCGTTCGTGCCGTCCAGCATTTCACCTTTCCCGCTGTTTAACCAATCCATGTTTATGTTAAAGGCTTTGTTCATTGCCATTAATATACCTGGAGAGATATTGCGTTTGTTATTTTCTATTGCCGAAATAAGTGACTGTTTAATCCCTGTCTTTTCAGCAAGCGCTCCTTGCGTTAATTTAAAGTGAGTTCTGATTTCTTTCAATCGCTCACTAAAATTATTCTCTTGATTTTCAGCCATTTAAAGTTTATTTAATAACATTTGATATAAAAAGTTATAAAATATCACAAATGTTATATTATATTTGTGCTAATAATTGATAGCAAAAATAACAAAAGATATGCCAATCACCACTATTAGATTAAAGGAAAGTGTCTTGAACCATCTTAAAGATGACAATAAGATTAAGACAATGTTATCATTCAATCTTAACAAAAGTTATCCTACGATTACAAAATGGATTAGGGAAGATAGCGATCAATTAACGCTAGCAAGTGCATTGAAGACTATTAGTGAATACTTGGATATTCCGGTTGATGAATTGACTGAATGCAGAAATATTAATTAAAAAAGGCCCGACACTGGAACTGTCAAGCCTTGAAAATAATTTTTTCTTTATGAACACAAATTTAACAAATCAGATTGAATTAAGAAAACTCACCTTTGGTGACTTAGTTCAGAATTTAGGTCATGGTAGTTTCGGGAACTACTATTTACCTACTCCGAGCGACTTGTGTACTACTGTTAACGGTGAGGTTGCATTTGAAGCTTGGAAAAGCAAAACTTTGCTCAAATATCCAAAGGCAACAGTAACGTTAAATCCGAATGCTCCTTGGTATGCGAAAATCAAAATGAACGATCAAGCTTTCAATTATGATCAGCAGATCTACATTGCGACCAAAGCAAGAATTCTTCAAAGTGAGGGCTATTGATATGAGAATCGTTCACATTAAAGGGGAGACCGATGTTCTTTCAAATACAAGCCGAAGGATGAAAATGGAAGCTTTTAAGGCGGACTTCATCAGAAAGCACAATCAGAAATTTATCAAGCAAAAAAATGTTGCTGGTTAATATCATTCTGATCCTCATGTTTTCATTTAAGTTGATAATCATTGTTTCACTTATTAAAACCAATTTGCAATGCATCAAGAAGAAGAACACAATAAAAGAAGAGCGCAAAGCGGGTTAAGAAAAAAGTTTTCAAGCATTTCCGATCAACATAAGTTCATGAAATGGCTCGAAGGAATTAAACAGGAAAGGCTTCTTGTTCAAGCGAAGCTTATTCTATTAGAAAATCAATAAAATACTTTATAATGTCAAATCAAACTGAAAATCTAGTCGTTGTCCTAAAGTCAGCGAAACCGGCTGAAATTGTCGAAATTCCAGCCGTAAAAGATAAGTTCATTGCCATGCACAATGCGATTCATGGCACCGACAAAGGGGAGCTTATTTATCATAAAGAATCATTCAACTTCAAAAAGCAGATCGCTGAAAGCTCTGCTTTGCGTGAATGTTCTCCAATATCCTTGTATGGAGTATTCCTTGATATCAATGTCAATGGACTGACTTTAGAACAAGGAAGTAAACCCGATTGCTATATCATTCCAAGAAGCCATAAGACTGGACAGAAAAATGCTCAAGGTCAAGACATCTACGAAAAACGTGCTTCTTTGCAAGTTTCACCTTATGGAGAACTTAAGCTTCGTATGCGTGCTGGTCAAATCAAGTATGCCGATAATCCTGTAATTGTCTATGAATGTGATAAGTTCGTAATTGGCCTAAATGATCGTGGAAAGCAAGTTGTTAAAGATTATGAGCGCAATACTTCCCGTCCTAAAGATGCAAAGGTCGTTGCTTGTTTTGTACGGATTGAGCGTCCTGATGGAACTTTTGAAATGCCTTACCTCGATCAAGATGATATCGAAAGATTGAAAGGTTATTCCGCTAAACAGAATTACAATAAACCGAATGCCCTCTATACCTCAAACAACGGTCAGATCGATACAGGCTTTCTTGCTGCCAAAACTATCAAGCATGCTTTTGCTACCTATCCGAAAGTTCCAACTGGAAAGTTCAGCACTCTTGAGCAAGAATTCAATCATCAAGAAATTGATTATGGTTTAGATCCTGAATCATACGCTGCTGGTGCAACAGAAGATATTTCCCTTGAAGAAGTTCAAGATGAACCTGCTTTCGATGAATTCGATCAAGCGATTGAAGATTCTCAAGAAGCTGAAATTATCGAGACCGTAACGATGGAAGATGATGACGATGAACCAATTTTTTAAACTAAATATTGTCGTTTAGTCAAGTTTGTCAAATAAATTTAAAATCTCATATAATTAAAAAATGGAAAATTTAGTAGTAACAGTAGTAAATACAGAATCAACAAAAGTATCTGATTTGCTGGGTATATCTGAAGAAAGAAATGAAGAATTGGCAGAACTTATATCAAATGAGTTTGCCAAGAATAATTCAAAAGTTAGTGTTTTAGAAAATATTTCAAAGGAAGCAAAAAACGTAAATGAATTGGCTTTTTTGGCTTTTTCATTAGGCTCTTTAGTTGAGCATCTTTCTTCCTTATCTTCTAATCCTTTAGCAATGTTGGCTTCAATGATAGGAGGGCTGAGATAATGGCAGAAACAATGGAAATGATCAAGTTCGAGGAAGTTACCTCGACCTTAATGAAAGCTGAACCAGTTCTTTTGAAAAACAGGAATTTGTTCAATCAAGCAGAAGCAAAGGCCAAATTCCTTTTAGATACCATCGAAGCCGAAGGCATGAGCGATGAAATGGATGCAGAGATTAATAAGTGGCAAGGGAATGCTAAGAAGGCCTTACAGGTCAATAATGATAGACGTACGCCAATCACGCAGATCCTATCGCAGATCGCTTCTGAATTTACAAGCTTGGAAAATCCTCTAAATCCTCAAAAGGCAGATAGCTATTATTCAAAGCTGCAGAACCACCGTAATTCATGGGCAAAGGAAAAACAAGAAGAACAACGCAAAAAAGAACAAGAAATCCTTAAGAAAAAGAATCAGGAACAGGAAAGACTTGATCTAAAATCTGAGGCCGAACGTCAAATCCGTGATGCCTACACCAAGAAGCTTTTCAGTTTCAAGAATCATATTTCAAAATTATTAAATGAAATGTCCCTTGAAACCTTTGAAGAGAACAAAGTCAAAATAGAAAGCGTAAAGCTTGAGTACCCACGTGATGCATTCAATAAATTAGAATGTGTCCTATTTCCCAAATACATTGATGGTAGCGAAGTTGATCGCATTATCAATGCTGCACGCATCAACCTATATGATGAACTATCCGCTAATTTCCGTGAGAACATGGAGGTTGATAAGCAAGATGCATTGGACAAATTACCAAGCAAGAAAAAAGAGCTTGAGCGTATGGCCAAAGCAAGTGCTGAAGAAGCTGAAGCCTTGAGACAACAAGCTGAAAAGCGTAAAAAGGCAGAAGCAAAACTGCTTAAAGATCAACAGGAACAAGCTGAGAAAGATGCACAAGCGAAACTTGAGCAGGAAAAGAGCATGAATAGTGCGACAACGCTTTTTGATGCTCAAGCAGAAATATCAGTTCTGAACCAAAATGCAGGAAAAACTAAGGTTTCCTATGTCATCAATGTACTGAATCATCAAGGCTGGTTAATGGTTTTCGCCAACTACTTTGAGCATTACGGCAACGCCCTTGACTTGGAGACAGTCGGCAAAAAGACACTCAATCAAATGAAGAAAGATGTTGAGAAGCTGGCCAATTCCAAAGGGATCTTCATTGAGCATGAAAGTGTTGAATATATTGAAGATGTGAAAGCGGTTCTTACAAAATAGGGGAGTGCATTCTCCCCTTAATAATCTACCTATTACTAAAACCGATATGAAGCAAACCACTATTGAAGAAATGTATGTAAAAACAACTTTGCTAGTAATCAAAGCAAAGCTTCAGACAAGAAATTACTTTGTGACCATCGAGAAAGAACTTCCAGGGGCACATCAATTACGCCTGAGTACCGGCAGCGTGATCAACATATCCACAAAAGGGAAGATTGATCTTCAGGGTACACCAGATACCGATTTAAAAGAAATGTTCGGCTTTTTAAGAAACTGATAAAAGTAATAATCCATTAATTAAAATTTTAAAATCATGTCAAAGAATAAAGTACATTTTGGCAACGAAGCCAAAGCAAGAGATTTCGCTGAAAAACAAGGCGGACGTTTTAATGAAAATAAGGGCAATACTGAAAAGCCATTTACAGTATCATTCCATAACAATGATAATAATCAAGAACGTGGATATGATTTCGATAGTGACTTAAATGGTAATGGTACTCATTGGCATACTTCTGAAGACTTGTAAAGTATGGATCCCTATTACCTACGTTCCGAAGTCAGTAATTCAGACTTGTCCAGTTTGAAGGAATTGCTCTATCCAAAGCCTGTTTTTGGCGACAAGAATAAAGCTTATGCATTTGGTTCACTGCTTGATTATATGATCACCGAACCGCATAAAGTAGATTATTATGCGCTTACTTGTGAGGGGCAGTCATACAACTATATGCAAGCTGATTTTGATCTTGCCAAGGAAATGAAAAAGTCATTCTATAAAGATGATTTCTGCAAGATGATCGCTGAAAATGCAGATTTTCAGAGCGTATCGATCTCGCATGATTTTCCGATCGTTCACAATGAATTTGAGTTTCAGTTATCAGCTGGTGTTCGCTGCAAATGGGATCTTCTTGTCCGCAAATGGAATATTGGCGGTGATATCAAATCCACCATGGCCAAGACACAAAAGGAATTTGAGCAAGCCTGTGATTTCTTCGATTACTTTAGGTCAAGGGCTTGGTATATGGATATCGAGGGAACGCAAAAGGACATGCTCATCGGGATCAGTAAAGTAAACCAACAGGTGTTCAAGATACCGATCACAAGAGGTGATAAGCTCTATAATTATGGCAAAGAGCAATATCAAGATCTTGCATTTAAATACTGGCTCTATGTAGATGGATTTGCAGCATGATCTGGAAAATAATAGTTGTGGCAGTCATTCTGTTTTTGATTGCCTACAAAGAATCTAAGGATTTTAACCAAAAATAAAATGGAATTAGCACTAAAAACATTGCAGAAATATCCGGAAAGAAGCATTTTCTGGGTTGCTAAAAAGTTAAAAATGACAACGCTCGAGGTGTCATTCAGTCAACACGAATATTTAAAACAATTAAGAAAAGTATGCTAGGATCAATAAAGACAGATGCAAAGGTTTCAGTAACCAGGAAAGTCAAGAAGGTAAAGCTTACCAAATCCGAAACTTTGGATATCACCTTTGAAGAATATGTCAATATCTATGAAACGATTGACGGAGAAGAAAAGTTAAAATCCATTACTTCTGAAAACACAAGAATCGGAAAGAATATAGTTCATGAGGATATGAAGAATGCACTTCGATTTCTTCGTGCGCATTTGGCTATTCTATGTGATCAGGTAGAAGCTCAAAAGACCACTTTTCATGAGCTTGACGACAACGAGGAAGCTTTGGATAAATATAAGGTCGGAAGTTATTCGATAGGTGGTGAGGATATCCATGAGGGAGTAACTCTATCAGGATCTCGTAGGGGATTCGGTGGAATGCCTTTAAACTTAAATTCTCCTTTCACCAAATTCGAAGGGACTGACAATGAAGATACCTACGAATATAGCTTTGTGCTTCGAGGTATCATCAATCATTGCAATGAAGAAGCTTTGCGCTATATCGAAGGAAAGATGGCTCCTGATGCACAATTGAACATCTTCGACCAAGAGCCTGAAGAAGAAGATACAGAAGGTGAAGCTTTTGAATAATGTGTTATGGCTACCTATATCGTTCGCAAGATCAGTAAGAAGTCTAAGGTTGATTTCTATACTATCGAAAAGCCTTTTTTCTTCGATTTCTTTACGAAAAGGCTATATAAGCTTTCCACGTTCAAGGAAGCATTGGACAAGGCCTTCTCATTGAAGAACTGCAAAAACATAATTACTAAATAACAGATTTTTTAACGATCTGGACTCGTTCTTACAAGCTGATTATCAGGGTTGAAATTAATGGCTTAAGTTAAAAGGGGAGAATAAAAGGAATTGGATTCTGTTAAATTGATGCGATCGATCATTTAATGATAAGACAGTAAAATTGCACTAGGATTTACCTGCACAAATAGTTCAAATTGTTTACGATTTGAATATTATGTGTGATGCCATTCTATAGCCAAAGATGACGTTATCTCCGGTTCGAATCCGGTATTCTCTGCAAACATTTAAAATTTAATTTATGGGATTAGATACTACACATAACGCATTTCACGGACCTTATAGTTCCTTTATGCAATTTAGAAGAGGTTTAGTTGACCACTCTTTGAATTTGGATATTAGAGATTTTGAGGGATATGATGGGAATATTCCTTACACTCAAATTCAAGATGCTGGTTTACGTAGGTTAGTTAATCAATCTGATTGCGATGGAGAAATTTCTCCTGAAGATTGCAAATTGATTGCTGATTACCTAACCTCTGTAATTCCTGATTTACCTGTTGGTGATTTACTTCAACGAGCAGAGCAATTTAGAGAAGGTTGTTTATTGGCTTATTCTAAAAATGAATTTATAATATTTCAATAATGAAAACACTTACTTTTTACGACTTTACCTACCAGGTAGATGAACGCTTTGAAGATTATGCAGTATTTAAGCTGCCATCGAGCAACGTGGATTTCTGCGGTCATAAACCGCAATTTGATGATAATACAAAGGAGGAAAAACCTGATCAGGATTTCTTCGTGCAGTTCAAAAATGGCGGTACCTATCTTTACCGAGATATTCCAACTGAAACCATTAAAAGGGCTTCGATCGCAGAAAGCATTGGGAAGTTTGTTCGTGCCGAAATTTCAGGGAAATATCCTTCCGTTAAGTTGGAGAAACCAATTCTTACACCAATAAAATTGACAGAATAGCAAGAATGTCAAGGTTTGATAATGAAGTAGAAAAGTTTAAGAAACTATTCGGATATGGATCATTTAGACCATCACAAGGAAAAGTAGAAGTTCGTGTGAAAGATTTAGATAAAAGTCGGGAGCATGCTAGAAAAGTTATCGAAGATAATGGGCTAAAGCTTCAGATCGGAAGTGTCTGCGCTCAATTGAGATCATTTGAATTGGAGGTTAAATTATGTCAATAGGAAACGTTTACCCAGTTGGAAATTACTTTAAGATAGAATTCCGTTATAATCCTATGGTTGTTGCAGCTGTAAAGGAATTGCCAGATAGACGGTTTGATCATAACGATAAATCTTGGACCGTTCCCTTACAACATCGGGATGAAGTCGAAAGGTTCTGTAAAAGATATAACCTTCAGTTTGGGCATAAGATTGAAAAGCCCGTGATTGAAAATTTTACTAATCCTCCTCTTCCGGAACTTACGATTGAGATTCCATTGAAAAGACAGCCTAGACCATATCAAAGGTCTGGAATTGCTTACGCCATTGAGAAACAAAGAACGTTTTTCGGGGACGATATGGGCTTAGGGAAAACTATGCAATCAATTGCATCTATTGAAGCTCTTCACATGCAAGGAAAAGCCGCATATCCTTGCCTTATTGTATGTCCATCGGCCGTAAAGGAAAACTGGAAGCGTGAAATTGAAGAAACGGTAAATAGAAAGGCGATCGTTTTATCCAATGCCACTAGGCAGACCTTTCAGGAGTTCTTCCGCACAGGATTGGCACATTATTTCATCGTCAACTACGAAAGCCTTAAGAAGTTCTTTGTAGAGCATATCGATGATCCAGGAATAGATAAAAACGGTAAAAAGAGAAAGCCGACTTTAAAGCATTATCATTTTCGCAAGAAGTCGATTGATTTCTATAAGTCCATTATTTTCGATGAAAGCCATAAATTAAAGGCAGTGTCCACTATGGCCAGCAAGATATCGAAAGGAATATCGACAGGAAAGGAAACGATTTTCCTTCTTACCGGTACGCCTTTGATCAATAAGCCCAATGATCTGATAGCGCAGTTGGGTATTATGAACAGGCTCGTTGAACTCGGTGGATATAAACATTTCGTTGATCATTATTGTAGCGGTCCAAATGGAGCTTCTAATCTGAAGGAATTGAACTTCAATCTGAACAAGACCTGCTTTTTCCGCAGGAACAAAACTGATCCTGAAGTCAAGAAATATCTTCCTGATAAATCAAGGCAGGTAATTCTATGTGACCTCAATAGAGAATCACGTAAAGAATATGATCACGCAATGGCGAATCTAGAAAGTTATATGAAGCAATATAAACAGGCTTCTGATGAAAAGATTCAACAATCCATGAAAGGGGAAGTTATGGTAAGAATTGGTATATTGAAGAATATTTCAGCACGTGGAAAATTAAAGGACGCTTTTGACTTTGTTCAGGAACTGATCGATAGTGGTCAAAAGGTTGTAGTTTTTGCAAATCTTATTGAGATTGTCGCAGCCGTACAAAAGGCTTTTCCACGCTCTGTTAGACTGACTGGTGCAGAAAATGCCGTACAGAAACAGGCGTCGGTCGATTCATTCCGAACGAATGACAATGTAGATGTTATCGTACTGAACCTAAAAGCCGGTGGAGTAGGGGTTAACGGTCTTCAAGATGTGGCGACCAATGTGTGTTTCATTGAATTTGGATGGCATGCTGCGATCATGGACCAGGCAGAAGATAGACTCTATCGAATGGGACAGCACTCGAACGTGATGTGTACCTACTTTCTTGGACGTGATACCATCGATGAATGGAACTATGATCTAATTCAGAAGAAACGTGAGATTGCAAATACCGTAACGGGCAATGACGATCAAACAGAGGTGAGCATCGTGGATAGTTTTGCCACGCTCTTTAGTAAATAACTTGACAAATTAACAAGTAAGTCAAATTTTATGGATTCAAAAACTGAAAGAATCATCAGCCTGCAAAAGAAAATGATCGATGCACTTAGGATTGTAATTGCATCTGCAGGAGCATTACATTATGCTGCCTACGAAAACTTAAAGCCAATTTCTAACGAACTTAAGGAAATTGATTATCGGCAACAAACACCGTCTATTTTGGATTTTAAGAAGGATATTGAAAAGATCATATCCTTATGTGAAGGATTGAACCAAAAATTGAAGATTCGCTTTGTGTCCGATAGATCTCAGGAAAACTTTGAAAACATATCGTTTGGAATATTTCAATGTATTTCCATGCTTGCTGTAAAACCTGAAAACGAGATCTATCAGGAGGCTATCAGATTGAGTGGGATGGAAACCAATTATGCTTCATTGCCTAATCAAGTCGAATTCCTTCAGTCTGTCGTAAATAAAGCTAGTAAATCAAATCATGATGCAATTGTGAAGGTGAAAGATAGAATGCAGGTTCTTGATTCGTTGAATATTCAGCCTATTGTGATCGAAGAAAACGGAAACGTAAAGGTTTTGGACATCGCACCAGAAAGAGAGGAAATTGAACAATATCATTAATAACTATGATAAACTTAAATTATCACTAAAAACGATTATATTTTTATGATAAACGTATTTATTTTACAGCACAAGCCTTTCGTTCCACAAAAGGTAGAAAAACCTGAAGCAATTCAATATATCGTAGTTGATCTATTTTGTGGGGCAGGTGGTACTACAACCGGGTTTGCAAAAGCCAAAGACAATGATGGAAATGCCATTGCCTTGATTGCTGCCTGTGTCAACCACGATCACAAAGCTATTAGAAGTCATTGGGAAAATCACCCAGAGATCTATCATTTTGAAGAGGATATACGCACATTGGATTTGGTTCCATTAATCGAAATCGTCAACCAATATCGCAAACTATATCCTTGGGCTAAAGTCGTTCTGTGGGCTTCTTTGGAATGTACCAACTTCAGTAAAGCAAAGGGAGGACAATCACGTGATGCAGATTCAAGAACCTTGGCAGATCACCTCGATAGATATATTATTGCTATTAATCCTGACTATGTAAAAATCGAAAATGTGGTTGAATTCATGTCATGGGGACCATTAAATGACAACGGCAAACCAGTAAGCATGAAATCCGGAAAAGATTGGTTAAGATGGAGAAATCATATTAATTCTTTTGGATATCGTGATGAATGGCGTGAAATGAATTCTGCTGATTTTGGAGCGTATACTTCTAGAAATAGATTGTTCGGATGTTTTGCAAAGAAAGACTTACCGATTGTGTGGCCCGAACCTACACATTCTAAAACAGGATCCAATAAAACAACACTTTTTGGAAGCGACCTTAAGAAATGGAAAGCCGTTAAGGACCTTCTTGATTTTGAAGATGAAGGAGAATCCATCTTCAATCGAAAAAGACCTTTAGTTGAAAATTCATTGAAAAGAATCTATGCAGGATTGATTAAGGAAGTGGCTGGTGGTAAAGCAAATTTTATTTTGAAATACAATTCCATGAATAGGGATGGACAAATCCGAACGCCATCGATTGAAGAGCCTTTACCAACAATAGCCTGTCAAAATAGGTTAGGTATAGTTCAAACTTCTTTTATTACAAAGTATTTCTCAGGTAGACCAATGAATAAGATTGCATCGGTTGATAATCCGTTGGCCACAATTACAACTGCTGCAAATCAAGCATTGGTAAATGTTGAACCATTTGTTCTAACTTCTTCCTATAAAGGCGTTTCGAAATCAGTAAATGAACCTGTGCCAACACTATTGGCAAGCCGGAAACATCATTATCTAATTAATCCATGTTTTCTTACTAAATATTATGGAAACGATAAAGGAAGTGAATCGATTAATGAACCATTGGATACCATTCCAACTAAAGATAGGTTTTCTTTGGTTCAGGCACATTGGCTTGATAAGCAATATTCAGGACAGCACAATCACCAATCAGTTGATGTTCCAGCTGGTACAATTCTTACTTCTGATAAACACGCCTTGATGACCGTAAGAGGATTTATTTACAATCCTTCTCATGGAGGCCATACTATGCATATTGAGCAGCCGTGTGCAACGATTGTTGCACGACAAGATAAAGCTCCATTGTACTTTATTCAATATTCGATTGATTCAAATGTGAGAATTGAAATCTATAAGGATGATTCAGAAACAATGGTTAAAATAAAGGATTTCATGGCCATGTATGGAATCTCTGATATCAGGATGCGAATGCTCAAAGTCCAAGAATTGAAACTAATACAGGGATTTCCATCTGATTATAAATTGTACGGTAATCAATCCGATCAAAAGAAATTCATTGGAAATAGTGTAGTTCCAAATGTCGTGACAGCTTGGGCAGAATGTCAATGTAGGGAGTTATTAAAAATCGCTAGTTAAAAAAGTAGGGGGAATCGAACCCCCATGTCCCGTAGGACGCCTGTTTGGTAAACAGGTGCGTCTACCACTTTCGCCATACTGACTTCTTTATTTCAAGTAAATGAAAATTCAATGTTGTACACAATGCTAATAATAAAATTACATAAAATAAAATATCATGTTAAATTTTTTCAAAAAAGAAACTCCCAAAGAGGAGAAGGCAACAAGAATGAGTTTCCCGAAATCGAGACCAGAAGACTATTATGGCCGATTTACCATTAGTCAAGTTGACGAAGAAATAGAACTATTCACTCTTAAAAGATGGTTATCAGAGGTTCGATTGGACTTTGACAATAACCGTGCGAAGTTCGATGATACTGGATTAACCAAGTATAAAAAGCAGATGAATTTCTGTTATTTCTTTCGCTGTAGGATTGAGCAGAGAATCCTTGAAATTTCAGAAATCAAGGAATTAAACCGTAAGATACTCGCAAAGGTCAACGGGAATAAAACCGATCGCTGGAAGCTATTGATTGAGTTCATTACCAAGCGGTATCCAGGAGTGGACCTTAGTGAGATAATGTTATTGATGGATCTAGAAAAGTAGGGAGGATATTATGAATAGTCTGGAAAATAATAACATTGAAAAAGGTGCTGAAATTTCTGCTTGTGGAAAGTATCGTTACCGACTATGGAGAGTTTGGGATAGAACGAAGCCTTTTGTCACTTTTCTTATGTTAAACCCTTCTACCGCTGATGAAAATATTGATGATCCTACAATTCGAAGATGTATTGGGTTTGCCAAATCATGGGGGTATGGTGGAATAATCGTTTGCAATCTATTTGCCTTTAGGTCAACCGATCCAAAAGCATTATTGAAAGTTGATGACCCAATAGGAGAAGAAAACAATCAACATATTAAAGAATGCGTTGATATGTCAGAAAAGGTAATCTGTGCATGGGGTAATGGAAATATTCTTAAAATTTTAAGTAAAAAGTTCAATTATATGTTTTCAACTTTTGGAATGAAACTTCATTATTTGGATTTGTCAAAAGACAATATTCCAAAACATCCTTTATATCTGAAAAAGAACTTATTGCCAATCCCCTATATAGACAGAAAGGCAGGTGAAATGTGAGTAATCTTATCAAATACGAAAACATAATTATTGAAGAAATAGCTGAAGCGGAAAACTCCCAAGCTATGCTCAAAACAAGAAAAGAATCAAACACATGAAAGGAACAGAACATTTTGAAAAAGTAATCCACGATCATCTTTCTGGGATTGCTTCACAGGACATAAATTTCAAAAAGAAATTCAATGAGCCATCAAAGAACATCCAGGACTGCATAACCTATATTCTCAATACTGTTCAGAAAAGCAGCTGCAACGGCTTTTCGGATGAGGAGATTTTCGGAATGGCAATCCATTATTATGATGAGGAGAAAATTGAAGTTGGCCACCCGATAAATGCAAAGGTTGTTGTAAACCATGCTGATTTCAAAGGAAAAAAGGTGGCTAGACCACACAAGGATAAGATCACTAGAAAGGATAACAATAATTCCAGGCCATCAGAACAACTGTCAATGTTTTAAGCCATGAAACCAAGAACCAAAATCCAACATGAAGTGTTCAGGATGAACCTTAATGTGATTGATATCCAAAAGCAAATAAAAAAGTGGACTTTCAGTGAATGCAATGAAAAATTAGGATTGGCTACCAAAACAAGATTTTGGTGCATTGATTGTGGTGATTACCATCCAATTTCTTTGGTAAAGAACAATAAGGCAAAATGTCCTAACTGCAAAATAGAGCTCTCCATTGTTCAGAGCCGGAAACGAACATACAATCAAAGATACTGGGTAGCTTTTGCTGAACTGTCGTGCGGGGAACTATTGGGAGAGGTGCAGGTCATCCGTCTTTTCGAAGTTCATTCGAACCATTCGGTTAACTTTAAACCCCATTTTTATGTTGTTGAAAACGTAAGGCAGTTTATTCCCGAGGACCATTCCAAGGTCCAATATGTTGCTAGGACGAGGAATATGGGACAAGGATATCCCAGTGGTGGCGACCTTGAGATTCGAAATGTCAGTCATTACCATTCCTGGAACTATAATCCATGCCCTTACAGATTCCACCCATGGTCACAGTTCAAGCCAAAATATGGGAAGATCGGAATCAATAGCGGTCTACAGGGACTTTCTTTCCTTGAATCAACAAGGATACTTAACTTCAACAGCAATGCAGAGACACTGCTAAAAATGGGTCAATACGGCCTGTTTTCCGAATGCTCTAACAATGAGGGCAAGATCTCCAGGTATTGGAATTCGATTAAAATTGCACTTAGGAACAAGTACAAGATAGAAGATGCAGGGATGTGGCTGGATTATATGGACTTATTGGATTTCTTTGGAAAAGACCTAAAATCTCCTCGATATATCTGCCCGAATAACCTCAAACAAGAACATGACAGGTATGTCCAGAAAAAGAGTGAACAGGAAAGGAGGATTAAACTTATGGAGCAAAGAAAGAAAATCGCAAAAGAGGAGAATGCATATCGAGAAAGTAAAGCTCCATTCTTTGGGTTGGTGTTCAATAAAGGAGAAATTACAATTAAAGTATTGGAATCCGTTAAGGAATTTATGGAACATGGTGATATATTAAAACATTGTGTCTTTGCAAACGAATATTACAAGAAGAAGGAATCTCTTATATTGGCTGCATATGTAAATGTTCAGCCTATTGAGACTGTTGAGGTGGCATTAAATACCATGGAGATCGTTCAATCTCGTGGGGAACATAATAATCCTAGTTGTTTCAATTCTGATATCATGTCCCTTTTGCATTCGAACATGTCCAAGATCGGTAGAATATATAAATCTCTTAAAAAGGCAAATCAGATTACAATAAAAGCATAAGTGAATTTTTATTTAACCTAAAACTTGACATAACGACAAGTTTGTCAAGTTTGATTAACTTTGAACTTTATGGAGCAATATTAATACTTCTGCACCATTAGCAAGCATCTATATCAACAATTGGAATCATTGTCATTAGCATGTTTTGCACTTTCAAGGATGGGTCTCTTTTCTGAGGAATTGGAAGAAAGAAGGATTGAATTGCTCCAAAAGATCGAGGAGCATTTAGAAGGCTTTGAGCCAGCAATGTTTGATCACGAATTACAAGAAAAATTATGAGCGATAAACTTGGATTTACATTTTATCCGAAAGATTGGTGGACTTCGGATTCATTTTTTGAACTTAGTTTAGTTCAAAGGTACTTATACCTTGAAAGTCTGTTTGTTATGTATTCAAATGGAGGGTTCATGAAAACCCAAAAAACCCAACTTGAAAACCGAATGAGAACCCAAATAACTGATGAAGATTGGCAAACTGTAACCGAAAGATTTGTACTGATAGAAGGCAAATTTACCCATCCATCTGTGAACAAAAGGTTGAGAAGAACGACCGCAAATCGTGAAAATGGAAAGAAAGGAGGGAGACCTCCAAAAAACACCACAAAAACAGGCGAAAATACCTTGTCAGAAAAACCCAAAAAACCCAATTTGGAAACCCAAAATAACCCACCTTTAGAAAGAGAAAGAGAAAGAGAAAGAGAAATAAAAGAGAATATATATTCCGTTCCGATTTCATCGGTAGAAAATAAAAACCAAGAAAATGAAAACCCAAAAAATCCATGGGACCAATATTCGCCTCTCGATTACACTACTCCGAGATCCGACCTGCTTTGCGATCTGGAATTCATTACGAGAATAGGAAACAATCAGGTCATCTCGAACGAACAAACCATTTCCTGGATAAATAAATTTTTTGACAGCATCGAAACAACCAAGGAATCACACACCACCCTTCAGGCATATCGAAAACATTGCATGAATTGGATCAACTCAAAAATCACAAACCAAAAAAAATATGAAAACAATCAAACATCAACTCGAAGACATGAAGCTTCAAGGCCATCACACGGCTATGGAAAATTATGATCACATCGAACTCACTCCGGAGCAAACAAAAAAGATCACCGAAACAGCTCTACGTGAAGCTAGAAAAAAGATTCATTTTGAAAACGAAGAAAGGAAATACTGGGATAAGGTCAACACTCCGGTCGAATACCCAAGATTCGATTTTGAAAAGACCCTGAAATATTTTGAGAAACGTGTGCTTGAGCTGGATCCTGATTTCAAGATCAATCAGTACAATCAGAAAATTATCGAAAGCCTTGCACGTTATTTCGCAGCAGATGTTAGCGCAGCACAATCCGATTTGAACCTGAAGAAAGGAATCATGTTAGTCGGTCCCGTGGGTTGCGGAAAGACTACCATCATGAAGGCTTTTTCGATCAACTCGCAGAATCCTTTTGCCTTTGTTTCATCTAGAAGGGTTGCATCCGAATACACGGACAAGAAGGATGGAGGGGATTATGTGATAAAGAAATATTCCTCGCCATGCTCGGTTTATCCTCAACAGAACTTCGGTTTCGATAAAATTGGATACTGTTTTGACGATATCGGAGTCGAACAGACCCAAAAGCATTTCGGAAACGAACGTGATGTAATTCCAGAAATCATCTATTCACGATATGATGCAAGATTACACCATCAGACACACTTCACGGCAAACATGACGGCAGATGATATCGAAAAGACCTACGGCAGTAGAATTCGGTCGAGATTACGTGAGATGTGCAACTTCGTTGAGTTCGATTACAACACTCCTGACTTTAGAAAATAGACTAATAAACTTTACACTAACACGCATGACACTAGGATTTATGCAGCATTGGCCTAAGGATATGGCCATGCAAGACGATAAAACATACTTCATCGAAAAGATAAATTTAGGTCTTTGGAAACATGGATTGATTAAGCGGATCGATTATGTCGATAGCCTAGAGGAATACCGTTCCAAGTTCGGGGACAACTGGGACTGGAAACCAAGATTGCTTCCAAAAATCCATACCATACGAAAAGATGAAAACGATCGATGGAATGCTGGGAAAGACATTCACTTTGTGGTTAATGGAAGGACAAAAGACAGATTTCAATTTGCACCGGTTGTGAAGTGTGTGAGTGTGCAAGAAATCTTTATCAGCAACTTAAGGGATGCTGATAGCATAAACAGGGTATTTGTTCAAATAAATGGACGATTTCTAAATCATAATGAAATTAAAACCCTTGCACAGAACGATGGCTTTGAATCTGTTGAAGATTTCTTCAAATATTTCAATCAAGATTTTCAAGGTAAATTAATTCATTGGACAAACTTGAAATACTGATGGCAAAAACTAATTGGGGAACAGCATTAGTGAAAAATCTCAAAGCGAATGGTTGGATAGAAGTAAACGGCATGATTTTGCCACAAAATAAGCTCACAGAGAAACAATCTAATGCCTTGACGACATCTAGTGTCAAAAACAAACAGAGTTGCTCTAAGGGCTTAAAAACGGGTTGGGTTGACGATAGTAGAAATTTGAAAAATAAAGCGAAAAACACAGATCCTTTCATCTTGTTGGTCAAGCAAGAATTAGGGTTAGAAGTATGGCCTGAATTCTATTTTTCAACTGAGCGACTTTATCGAATCGATTATGCAATTCCAGTTGATCAGAACGGCAAGGAATTAAAGATTGCCATTGAACAGGAGGGCGGCATATGGATGAAAGGTAATTCCGGTCACAGCTCAGGTAAAGGCATAAAACGTGATATGGAAAAGAATAACCTGTTGCAATCTTTAGGCTGGCGGCTTATTCGTCGTCAGCCTTCGGAGATTCTGGGTTTGGAGACGCTGAACCTTCTTCGTGTTTAAGGTTTAATTCCAGTTGACTGCTCAGAGCTTCTTTAAGTTCTTCGATTTTATTGAGATATTGAAGTTGAATTTTTTTTAATTTTTTCAATTGATTATTATCTTCAGATTTACCTATTATATTTAATAACAGCTCTTCCATTTCCTCAACTTCATCATCAAGATGAAGTTCGGAAAAATTACTTTTTTCTAAATAAGTTTGGCAATGGTTCAACCATTGTTCAAAATGAGAATTATTTATAAAATCCCAATTTGCATATAAATCCAATAAACGAATTGTGAAAACAAATGATATGCTTGGTACTGTGTTTTCATAGGTTATAATAATTGTTCTAAGGGCATATGATGTGGTATTGTTGATGTTATCATAGAGATTATCAATGTTTTCTGTTTTAAATGTTTCTAAATCATTTTTAATTTTTTTTTCTAATTTTTGAAATTTTATATTAATTGGCCTAAATAAACCAAACCAATTTATCAAAGTGGCCAAACCAACTACTATTGTTATAATTATTCCAAAAATAGCTGTATATGTCGCTAAGTGGGTGTCATAGAAATTAGCAGCAATATCAGCAGTTTTAAGAGTTTCATTCAAAGTCTTCAACGAATCCGAAATTCCTTTATTCTGAACTTTTAAACTTGAAAGCTCATTTTGCATCAACAATATTTTGGCATTAAGGGAATCGATAGAAGACCCCACATTTTGAGCGATTTTTTGCATGTTAATATTTGGTTTAAAAACAAAAGTATTAAATCACCTCAAGCAAATAAAATTTATTAAAATATTGACAAAATGACAACTTTGTCAAATTGTTAGTATATTTGCTTTCAATGACTAATTATCCTGCACAAGTAGTTGTAAAGGTGCTTTATCAGGAATTTCCAGACCTTGCCCAAAAAGTCAACGACAAGATCAAAGAAAAACTTCCCGATATCGTGCTGCACGACCATGATCTTATTTCAATCGTGGTCCAGGAGTTTTGTAATGTTGAGAATATCAGAGTTGAATGTCTTCTGAACGAAAACGGTCTACGTCAGAATTCAAATAAGAGAAGGGTATTGCTGGCCTTGATCCTCAAGCTGTATCAGCCGGAATTGTTGACCAAGCTCTTAAACGGAGTGGTGAACATTTCCATCAGCAGAACGATTAAGAAGCTTATTCCGATTTCTAAAAAGACATTCTCCAACGACATCAGGACAGCAATCCATCATTATCAGCTTTACAAGGATTTTAAATTGCAGGTAGATCAATTGCACACAAAAATTATTGAGAATTATGGCAACAAAAAGGCAAACGACAGCGAAGCCCAGGAAGTTTGAAAGCAACCTCGGAAAGCAAGACAAGATTTATTTGGCCATTCATCACACATTTCCGAAAACCGTTATCACGGTCGAGGGTGATCTTGATGAAGCTTCAAGCTTAGAACTAAGATTCGTAGTGGATTCCTTTCTGAAGGAAAAGGGATATTAGGGCTGATAATCCTTGTTGTGGATCACTTGAAAGATGAATTTCCTTCCGTTTTTAGAAGATCTTTCAAAGATTTCAAAATCCCTAAAGGAATTGTAAAGCATGGTATAGGAGATGTCCGGGGCATGTTGAACAAAATCATTGTGAATTTCCTTAAGGTTCGTATCTGCATACAAAGCCTTTCCGTTTTCGATGATTACAAATATTTTGGATATCCTTTTGTTCATAGTGACAAATGTATGAAAGAAAATACAAATAAAAGCACAAATATTTGCTCAGCTACATTGATTATTGATTAAGAATTATCATGAATGATGACGTAAAAAACCTTACAAAAAAAGAACTTTATGCATTGGCAAAGGTCGATCAAGATCTGAAGGGGTTCACTATGAAAAAAAAATGGATCCTCTATTGCTTGAAACTTTCAAAAGGACTTGTTTCTGTTGCATGCGAGAATGCTGGAATATCGAGACGTACCTTCTATGATTGGTACTCAAAAACAATAAAAGGTTTACCAAATCCCACTTATGATGAAGCTTTTCATGATATGGTAGAGGAAATTAGAATGGTTACCCATGAATATGTAGAAAGTAAATTACTACAGAATATCGATCGTAATGATGAAAAGGCCATTGAATATTATTTGAGCAACAATTATAGAGAAAAGTATCAGTCAATAAACTCAAAGATTGATGTAACTACCAAGGGCGAAAGTTTGAATAAAGGTTTTTATGATTTCTTAAAGGAGGTCTCGCAAGTCGAAGATGAATAATTACGAACAATCTGCGAAAAAGAAGATCTCGGAATGGGTGAATGATCCAGATGGTTGGGTTAAGTTTGCTTCTGAAGCCCTTGGATGTTATTTGGATGAAGAACAGAAAGAGATTTTAAGATCGGTTCAAGTAAATAGGATGACGACCGTAGCAAGTGGAACGGCTCGTGGAAAGGATTTCATTTCCGCAGTCGCTTGTATGTGTTTTATGTACCTAACTCCAAGATGGAATAAGAGAGGGGAACTGGTAAAGAACACCAAAATAGCAATGACCGCACCTACAGGCAGGCAGGTCGTGAATATTATGGTTCCTGAGATTTCCAGATTGTTCAATAAGGCAAGATCAAATGGTGTTGATCTTCCTGGGAGATTAACGGGCAATGATATCCGTACCGATTTTGATGAATGGTTCCTGACAGGCTTTAAGGCCGATGACCATAACCACGAAGCATGGACGGGTTTCCATGCTGTAAATACGATGTTCGTTGTTACTGAAGCATCTGGTATTCCAGAAGGAACGTTTTCAGCGATCGAAGGTAACCTTCAGGGAAATTCAAGGATATTGATCGTATTCAATCCGAATACCAATATCGGATATGCCGCAAGAAGCCATAAATCCAAAAGATGGTCAAAATTCCAATTGAGTAGTCTGAATGCTCCGAACGTTGTATTGAAAAAAGACATCATTCCCGGACAAGTGGATTACATTTGGGTAAAGGATAAGGTTTCTGCTTGGTGTACTTTAATACCAAAATCTGATTTTAGGGAAAGTGAGGATGACTTTGAGTTCGAAGGTTCTTGTTACCGTCCGAACGATCTTTTTCGCATGAAGGTATTGGGCAAATTCCCCAAGGTATCCACCGATACGCTTATTCCCCTTTCCTGGATTCAATTGGCAAACGAAAGATGGAAAGAATTTCATAAAACGCCTTCATCTGAAAGAATCTATAGCTCAGATGTGCGAATAGGTGTCGATGTGGCAGGGATGGGGCGTGATGACTCGGTTATCTGTCCAAGGCATGAAAACATCGTTAAGGAGTTCAAGAACTTCAATAGCGCTGGGGTTGCCGATCACATGAAAGTAGCGGGCATCGTAGTAAATCTGTTGAAATCTTCACTTTATCCGGTTGCGATGATCGATACCATCGGTGAGGGTGCAGGTGTTTACAGTAGATTGTTGGAATTGAATTTTGCCGGCAAGGAAGCAATAATAAAATTCGGTTATGAACAGGCTATAAGCGCAAAAAACTCGAATGCTGCAAAGGATGAAAAGGGAAACCCATTAACCGATCTAACCGGTGAATATACATTTGCCAACATGCGTGCTTATCTTCATTGGGCTGTAAGAGATTGGCTTAATCCTGATAACCACACGAACGCCATGTTACCCCCGGATGATGAATTTGCAGAGGAAGCGACTGAAATAAAGTATAGCTTCCGTTCGAACGGTGATATCATTATCGAACCAAAGGAAGGTAAGGATGGCATTGTTTCAAGGTTGAAACGATCACCTGACAAATGGGATTCCCTAACCTATACGTTTTGGCCTGTTAAGGTCAAGAAAAACCATGTTCAGAATACAAAACCAGTTACCAAAAACAGTTTAGGATTTTATTAATATAATTATGGAAGAAATGGATTTCCATCAGCTGCTCGAAAGTGGCGATGTCGATAAACTCAAGGGTCTTATGACCAGCAATGACGAAAGGATAACCGAAGCCTTGAAGCATTACAACGTAAAAGAACATAAGATAAATAGTGGACCCGATTCAAAGCTGGTAGGTGAGGAGCAAGTCAAGATTTGGAAACTCGCACTCCCTATCCAGCAAAAGATAGTGCAGAATACAGTTGCCTTTCTTGTCGGAAAGCCTGTAAAATTGGTTGAAGAAAGCGAGGGTACTGAATTGGCTTTCAAAGCAATAACCGATGTCTGGAAGGAAATGCGAATGAACTCCAAATTGATCGATCTATTGACCAAGTTCTATTCGGAGACTGAAGCGGTGATCATGTTCAGACCATATCGTGATAGTGATGCAGATCCTAACGATATTACAATTCCCAACACTATCCGTTGTAAGGTCGTTGCCAAGAGCAATAACGAAAATGTCTACTATTGGTTTGATGAATTCGGAACTTTGGTCGCTTGGGCAAGGGAATATAAGGTCAAGGGAAACAAGAATAAGGAAATCGAACATTTCGATGTGGAAACCAAGGAATTCTATTACAATCATGTAAAGGCGGATGGAAATTGGCTCCAAACGAAGAAAGATAATCTGGCAAAGAAGATCAGCATAGCTTTGTTCACGCAGGAAGAATGGGACAGTAAGGATGTGGATTCCTTGATCGAGAGGCGTGAGGAACTGACCAGCAGCAAGGCCATGAACAATGATGCGATGGGTTCTCCCATCCTGAAGCTCCTTGGAAAGGTGGAAAACCTGCCCGATATAGCCAAAAAGGTGAAGGTGGTCCAGATGGAACCCGGAGCCGATGCCGAATACCTTTATCCTCAAATGTCCGTTGACCTCATTAAAGAAGAACGAGAAGATCTGAAGGAGCTGATAAACTATATAACCGATACTCCTGACATGAGCATGGAATCCATGAAGAACACAACCTCCGGAAAGGAGCTGGAAATCCGTTTCTTTCCTGCGGCACTGAAGGCTATCCGTAACCAGACCTTGATCGTCGAGCTGTTCGATAGGATGATGGAAGTTATCAAGAATTTGCTCGTGAAGATTAATCCAAAGGATACAGTACTTGCCACACAAATGGGTAATCTACAGGTTAAGTTTGAATTCGTTAGTCCACTTCCTGAGAATGAAGCCGATTATATCGATATGCTTGCAGCATCGGTAGGGGGCAAGCCGATCCTTTCTCAGGAAACTGCTGCTAAATTGCATCCATTAGCGAAAGACGGGGAGGAGAACTGGTCGCAGATTCAGGCTGAAACTGTATCTAGATTTGATGAATAACTTGACAAAATAACATTTTTGTCAAATTTGTTGCAAAAAATGTTGAAAAACAAATATAAGTGCTTATATTTGTTTTTAAGGTTATAAATACAGCATTAAATTCATTTTTCGAGGTCATCTATATGACTGGTGATTATTGTCAGAAGCGAGTGTGCATTATCATTTAATTGTGCACACTATTTAAAGACTTTTCATAGGATTGTACATATAATTTAGGGTTAATATTGGTTTGATGCTGGTGGTCGTGAGATAGCCAGCATTATTTTGGGGAAGTAGCTCAGTGGATAGAGCGGTTTTCTAGCTAGCGTGAAACAGATTTCAGGTCGGTGGTTCGAACCCACCCTTCTCCACAAGACAGCCTGGATAGACAGCAAGATGTTCTTTTATTTACTTAACCACTTACAAAATGAAAAGATTTATTACAATTGCTTTGATCGGCTTGTTTTCTGTTATGATGGTTGGTAGTGTGTATGCTTCTTTTGATAATAAGGCATCCATTGAGCTAAAAAATGACTTTGAGAAGGTCCCGCATTTTGACTTAATCTGTGATGGTATCTGTCCAGATGTTTCTCCAAAGTATGGCAAAATGGTTACCGTTATATCTGAAGATGATTTGATTATTGGTTATAAATCCGATATCAAGCCAACTGCCAACGATCCACCTAAGATTAGAATGTTATAGGTGCAACGGATAAGAATTTAGTAAAGTGGTCGAATGTGACCACTTTATTTATAGGTCTAACTTAAAGGTAAAGCGACGGATTCCAAACCCGTTAGATGTGAGTTCGAATCTTACGACCTGTACAAGTAGAAAAACCGTGGCCTAGAGAACCACACGCCCCAGTCTAGGATTGGGGCTTTTCAAGAAATACAATCAAAAGCAGGATATGTTATAATTGGGAGATACTTTGTTCCCTCTTATAAACCAAGTACACACATGAAAACACAACTTGCAAGCTCAGAAATGCGTACATTTTATTAGACGAGATATTAGATGGTTTACTAGGGATTACAGATCGAGGGGATGAGCACATAAGGTTGACTTTTACCTATCATTCTGTTAGTTTTAGCAAGCCTTATCAATTTTTAATTTATGTATGGGTGCAGAATCTGCTTTTCGTTTTCAATGTGTATTATATCAGTATTGACCAAAACAAGTTAATATTTATTCGTAATCAATTTCTCCAAGTTAAATAAAAAATTAAATTGCTACTTTAATGAAACTACGACTTTACACACTACTAATCGCTATGATGGCTCTTTGCGGTAGTTGCGAGAAAGACAATCCACAACCTCGCAAGAAACCCCAAGATAATTATGATCGGTTTGAGATGCCGAAGGTGGATGTTAATTAAAATTAGGTATATTTAACTATGGAAAAGATAATAAGACTACAAGGAAACAAGAACAAGGTTTATTTTCCTACATCAATTTTATCTATTGAACACATAGACAATGATCGAAATGGTAATATTTACACCAGAATAGTTTTTACTGACGGTTCATCTATTAGAGTATCAGACCACATTGACGATATTTTATACAATCTTAAAAAACAAGATGGAGATTTGGTACTAGAAGAATATCAGTATAAAATTAAAGGGAAAGTAGTTTAAAAAAGCCCCAACCTGGTGAGGAAGCGGTTTGGAAAGTCATTTGTTTATATTTATTTACTATTTTTTTTATTTTCTTTTATAACTTTCTCAATTGTTTTCATACCACTAATAAATTGAGAAAATGCGAAAATATTTTTTACAATATTTATAGTCAAAAATATTGAATAAATTGAAATTATATTGATAATAAAAATTACTGATACATTAATTAATAAAGCAAAATGATTTGTAAGTGTAAAGTGATTTGAAATCTCAGTGTTTATGAACCATTTAATTAAATAATTTAATATTAAACTTACACACATTGATAATAGTGCTACTCCAAAAGTTGCACTTGTTTTTTGAAATGTATTATATTCTTCAGCGTCTATTTTAACTAGTTTGGATAATATACTATCAGAGAATCCACCAATTAGCATTGCATATCCTCCTAATGCGAATCCCAAAACATTTGGTATAATAGACAGATTTAGTTCATTTACTTTAACCAAAAGAACAAATGAACTTTCAGAATAAAACGAAAAACAAGAAAAAATAAAACACAAAAATAATGATAGCTTAAAAAGTTTGCTTTTTTTTAAATTTTCATAAATAGGATATATTTTAAAAAAATCCTTCCAGCTAGTCCCATGTAATCGTTTAATTTTTTCTCCACTAATCATTGTTCATCAAATTATTCGTTTTATTATATTGTACCATTGTTGCCACTTATTTCCCTCTTCATCATATTTCTCATCTACAACTTTAGGCTTGCTTGCATTTGAAATTGAAACAATCTTATTACTATCTGGTCGCTTAATTTGTGCAGATTGGATTTCTCCATTTCTTTCCGCAAGTTCTAAGCCACCTTTTAGAATAACTGATTCGTCTAGATTTAAACCTTCATCTTTATTGTCAGCTTTTGCAGACACTATTAAGGAGCCTACATTTCCTGCCTTCAACTGATGATCTAGTTCTTTGCCGAAAGTAGGTGTTAGATCATCATTTGTATAGGAGATTTTGTATTTTAAACCAAATACTGCTTTCGCATTATAAATTTCTTCAATTATTTTTTCATCTTTCTCTAATACAACTGATAGGATATCCTCTTCGTCCAATAATTCGGTTAATCGATCATACAAAAAATCATAAACATTAAATGGGGATGGACCACCGACAACCTTTTCTAGCCCTAATCTGTGGATTTTAGGTATAAAAATGAAATCTGCCTGAATTGGCATCATTAAACCTTTTTGGTTCGGTTTTTTAACTACCTTATCTCCATCTAAAACATTAACCTCATCACCTTCAATATAAGTACCTCTAGCAATTCTTCCATAGACATACTCAGGAATTTCCTTTTCTGAATATCCTAATAAACCATACATCATTACTGCTTCATTTTTAGTAATTGGGTAAGGTTTTTTAGAAACAGATAGTTTTTTAATAATATTTAAATATTCTTTAGTTCTTTCGTCTCCAGTTTTCTTAGATTGTATCTTAATATTGAAAATGTAAAAATTTAATTTGATCTCCATGGTTAATAATAATTTGATTTAGTAACAAACATAATATTTTAGCTCTATAAAAAAAACTTACTATTAAAAGATGTAAGGTTTTCAACTAACAATTATAAACCTAAATTATGAATGGACAAATAAAGTTTAATTATATAGAAATTATTAAATCTTATCCATTATAATACGAACCTACTCCACCTTAAACGTAACCACAAAAACCAAAGGGTCAACATCAGCAGTATCCAAGTAGCCTTACTTTTACCAATAGACTAAATACTTAAAGAATCATATTCCAATTTCTAATTTGCGATGAATATCTCAATAAAAATGATATTTTTTTACAAAACTTTACTCGATTAAATAATTTATATATTATTAAGGCATTTTTGTAGTTTTAATCAACGGAATAAGTTTAATTGTTATATTTGGTCACCAAACTTAAATAGAATAAATTATGGAAAGGAATTTTACGAATTTAATAACTTTATTTAATAGAAATCATGGTGCTACAATTGCTTTGGCCAAACTCTTACTAACAAATAAACAATTCGAATTGTTTCTTTTTGAGGCCGAAATAGAAGCGCAACATTCTATGATGGACTTTTTAGAATTAAATCCCCAAGATTTTGATGATTTGGAGAATTGCAAAGAAATTATTAAAAATAATATCAATCAATTACAAATACAGAGAGATTCTATGATTAAATAGAGAAAGAACTATCAGAACTCTATGCTTTTCTAATACCAGAATAATCATCTCTTAAAGCTTTCGTAGGGTAGAAACCTAATAGAGTGGTCAAAAAAAAAAGCCCTTTTGTACCTGGCGATACATAGGGGCTTTAAATTATTAACGTCTGATTATGGAGCTATTTAACAATGCTTTTTTTAATTGATTGTACAATCAATTTTCATATAAAAAATCGATGAAACTAATATAGCATTTATACTGTAATTCCTTAAAATTTTATTTAATTAATCATTTCCGTGCCATTCATTATTATAACTTTTTAGTTTCACAGCGTGATTCTTATTAAGTAAAATTTCTTTTATTCTTATTTCTTCACCGAAAAAATTAGGATAGCCTTTTAATGATTCTAGGCAATAAATCTTCTTCATTTATGATATTATAGATGTTGGTTTAATATTGTTTGGTATGTTCCGAAAACTTTAAAGCATCAAAATGCCTCCATTCTGAAAAAAGAAAATTTTTGGATATAATTGTCTGGCACCTTTGGTTATTTAGTTAATTAAACTGCTTCGAATCGAAAAATAAAGTTTAAAACTCCATCATTAGATTCCAGAAGTTCGAAATTAATAAATTCAATGAACTCCAATTCATTTTGTAGCCTTAGATCATTCTGTACAATCCTAACTATTGTTTCGAGGTAATTATTCTCTTGGGAAGAAATGAGGGTTTCCGATATACCTAAGGTTGTGGTTATGATTTGATTCATATTTGGTGGGTAATAAATATTATTTTTATTTCTTTCTAGGTGAACTTCGAGTATGAGGTCTTACATATGTTCCATTTTTTCTATAATATCCTTTGACATGAACAGTACCACTAGAGGATGATGCTGGCTTATATTTAACTTCAGAATCTCTTTTCAGGGAATCTTGGGAGCTAGCAGTAGAAAGTGTTTGTTTATAATCAAGTCTAGTATAAGATTTAAAAGATGGTCGATAAATATATCCAACCTTCCCTTTATATTTAACTTTTCTAAATCCTTTACTAGATTTATCTAAAATCATGTAAATAGGCTCACCAGATTTAACAGATTCAATTTGAGTAGAATTTAAATTATTTTTAATGTAAACATTCGCATCCTCAGTAATAGTAACAGTGTAATAACTCTCTGTTGTATGAACTCTACAAGATGATAACAGAGCGATTATTATAATAATTAGAAAGTATGGTTTCATAATAATTAGTTTTTAAGTAAAACTACTCAAATTTATATTTCAATTTTACGGTTAACCGTAATTAATAAATTAAGGCATGTATTTAGCAAATACGACTCAATCCATTATTAATAAAATGTCATCATCTTCAATTATTAAGGAATCCAGATGAACTCCATTAACTTTAATATAAACGTGCCCTCAATGGTCTGCAATGTTCTTCTTTTCTTGCCCCAATAAATTCAGGCAACTTAATGTCAAAAGTAAAATTGTAATTATTGATATCATGTTAATAAGATTTTGTGATTAAAAGATACTTATTTAACCTAAAAAGTATTCCAACTCGGATTTGGTTTTTCTAAGGACCTGATTCTGATTTAGGATATTTCAATTGAAGAATAATTCTTATTTTTGATTTATAGTACATTCTTTATGCAAAATACCGATAAAATAAATCGGCAGTTTGAGGGTAGACATCTTAAAAATATCAAAAACAATCAAGCTAAGATCAACAAAGCTTATCAAAGAGCAATAAATAAGATCTATGCTTCTTTACCTAATGTGAAAACAAAGAGTCAGTTCGATATTGAAAGGATTTCCCATCTCAAGCGTTTGGTCGATAACGTCCTTGCTGAATGGCATGAGGAGTTTTTAACCATTATGGTCAATGGTGTCCATGAAGCTTGGAACCTCTCAGAAACTAAACTTGATGATATCCTTGGTCAGTACACCATTGGAAAGGCAATCAGTCCTTTGATTCAGGATGCTTTATTCTCCAGGAATGCAGAAGCATTGGAGGCGTTTCTTGTTAGAAAGAGCGGAGCGAAGGGTCTTGATCTTTCGCAACGGGTTTGGAATTACCATAATCAGTTTAGATTCGAGATCGAGAATAATTTGGCAATGGGTATTCAAGAAGGAAGATCTGCAGCACAAATGGCTCGAGATCAAAAGCAATATCTTGTTGAACCTGATAAGCTGTTTAGGCGTGTGCGTGATTTTTCAGGGAAATTGATTCTTTCAAAAGCCGCAAAGGCCTATAATCCGGGTCAAGGTGTTTACAGATCATCCTATAAGAACGCTCTAAGAATGGCACGAACCGAAACGAACATGGCCTATCGTTCAGCTGATAATGATCGTTATGCTCGATCTAAGGTTATTCTAGGTTACGAGGTGAGATTATCTGACAGACACCCAACATTTGACATCTGTGACCATTTAAAGGGGAAATATCCGAAAGATTTCAAGTTTTTAGGCTGGCATCCGCAATGTATTTGCTTTACTGTTCCCGTGCTTCCTTCTAATGCAGAATATGACAGATTTGAAGAGGCTTTGTTGAACGGGAAATCGTACGATCTTAAAGATCAAGTAAAGGACAGTCCTCAAATAAAAGAATACATTAAGAACAATAAAGACAGAATTAAGAAATACGCAAATAAGCCTTATTGGATAAAGGATAATGGGATTAGGGTATAAAAAAGCGGCCATATAGACCGCTTAATATTTATTTATTCAATGAGTTCTGAAAGGGTAGTGGTTCATACTTCCTTAATGGTTGAACTTTGTTAATGATAAAAGCTCGTCCGTATTCAGTCCATTCCATTGATCTAACCGTACGTGTAGCGAATATTTCAGTCTTGTATTCTACAAGTCCAATTTTTTCATACTTTTTATACAAAACCCATGTACCGTTGACTTTGTATTGTACTCCTGATGCATGAAGAAAACTGTTTAATGCCTGTGCTGTCATTTGAAGCTCTTTTGCAATTACAGTTGTTGGAAATGTAGATTTACTTCCAATTACTCGATCTGCAAAATCTGCCTTTGGTGTAAGGGTTTTCAAAGCCTCCTCCTGGATTTTTACCCTTTCCTGTAAAAGATTAACTGCTTCAAGTATTAGCTGGTCGCCTGATTTGATCTTGACCTTATTGGCCAAGTGCTTTTCGCATTCAATAAAGTATTGCCTTGCTTGTTTGCCTTTTACACTTCTTTGAAGCATCGAGATTTCTTTTGCTGTGTCGAGAGTGAGAGCGTAGTCGTCTAAAACAAGCTTTTTACCTCCATTTGGCGTTTGAACATTTTTGTGCAAACGTTGAAAATCAATGTTTTCTGTAAAACCATACTCCATCATTCGCTTTATCCACATATCAAATCTTGTGGTGACCTCAAAAAATTCGTGTAAGTCCCTCGCTGAGACAACGGACTTTCCATTGTAATCATTGATCTGAATAATCTGGTCCATAACTAACCGATTAAAGGTTTAACCAAAAAAGAACTATCCTTATCGCAAGTCTCGACCTTAAGAAGCAATCCCAAGGAATGAATGTAGGTTAAAGCTTTAGAGATCTTAGCTTTTCTGTCCTTAGCATTTTTCGCAAAACACTTAATTGCGTTTTCCTTTTGAGAGTATCCAGTCTTATAGTACTGTTTGAAACTCTCCATTTGTTGTACGATACCCATAATGCTAAGCTTTTTTAGGATTAATAGACCATAACAATAACTCCAGATCATCAAAAAGTTCTTTTGGCACCTTTTCCTCAATGACTCCCATTAAGGTCCAGATAATTGAAAGATGATTGCTGATTGCAATAAATTCGGGTTTGACTAAATTGTTATCGCAGATGTCAGCAATATCATTCAATTGATCATTGACAACCTTAAGAAGATGGTGCAGGTCTACCCCGTGGCAAGCGGTGTACTTGGAAAGACTGTTAGTGTAGTTTTTGACCTTCTTTTGAATTTTTGAAAGGTCATTTTCAATTGAAGTTTCGTTACCTTGAACGAATGGAACTGATAAATTGGTTTTGTTTTCCGTGGTTCGCATTTTTGAAAACTTAAATAAGCGCATAGGTCACCGCGAACCACGTCGAAAATCGATGAGTTTCCGGACTTTCACCGGTATGCCTATGCTTTATTGTTAATAAAATTAATGTTGAAATTTGCTTTCAACGTGATTCGCAATTCAAACTTGCAAAATAAATTTTATTTATCAAAATTTATTTGAATCATTTATCTGCTCTGAATTTGTTAAATCTTCAGCTGACTTTTCGATTTCATCCATCATATTTTTATCATAGATTCTCATGATTGTATAATACGTTGATCCTGACTGATTTTCTCCAATTCCTATCCTAATCCTTTTTGTAAATAAATTCCATCCATATTGCCATCGAATATATCCTGGTTTAAAATCAAAAAAACTAATTGGTTCAGAAAAAGAAGGAGTTTTATATTTGTGTGTTATCACAGTATTAAGGTTTTCTAAATATTCTTGTAAATCTGTATCAATATAATTAGCTGATTTGGAGGGCGATTTTATATCTAATGCATATAACTTATTATTATCTGTAAATAACGGTTTAAAAAAATACATATTATTTCCGATCATATTTGATGATTCTTTAATAATTTGATTGTACTCTTTTTCAGTCATTCCAAATCTTACATCCCCATATACTACATGTGCTGTTGACTTGTACAGAGTATCATTAAATTCTAAACCATTTTGAATATTTACTATACTGTCTTTTAATGCTGACTTTCTTTCTAAAAATTGAGTTGATGGTGAATAAAATAGATATGCGAATAAAAATATTATTATAACTGCTCCTAATCCAATACCGAGTGTTTTAATTCTTTTATCCATAATTTGATTGATTTGGTTAATAAATTCCCAAATATATAAATTATTAAAATCAATTAAATTATGGTTGCCCTTAATGCTTAATTCAAATTTAGCGACCGAATAAAATTTATTAGATGTGAAAAATGACTTTGTATAGTCATTAAGTGATAGATCGTTTCAATCACTATTTCTTCCTGATTAGTGGTGAGTACCTTTGAAGAATAAAGATCAATGTAATCCTTGATTTGTGCATCGATCCTTTTTTTTCTTTCAATCAAATTTTGTTTTTCAAAGTCATCTCCTAGATGATCGATAATGTTTTTAAGTTTTGCATTCATAAAATATTGACGTATTAACAAGTTTGTCAAGTAATGAGTTTTAAAATTGTTTTGACAAATATAAGTGCTAATATTTATATAAACAAGTAAAACATAAAATAAAGTGCTAATATTTATTATTTAATCGATTGTAGTTACTTATTGAATATGTAACCGCTTTAAGCCTGCTCTAATAGTACTTAGACCTATTAGCGTAAGTAATTTTGAATTACTTAAGAATTCTAAAAAGACATAATTATGTGGGAAAAGATTTTAGCACAACTGATTTCCAAAAATCCAGGGGTGTCAAAGGCGGTCCTAACCTTAATTGCCCAAAAATTGGCAGGGAAGGTGACGGAAGAAAGCCAGATCGAGGGAGCTATTTCCGATTTCGAAGCTAACTCAGTATTAAGCATTAAGGATTATGCAGATTTCGTTCAGAAGGATGGGGATACGCGTGTCGGTGAGGCAAAGAAGAAGTGGGATACAGAGAACAAGAAGCCTGAACCTAGCAAAGATGATCAACCTCCAGCAGATAAGAAAGATGTGAAACCTGATGAAATGCCACCATGGGCAAAAGAGTTAAAGGAATCTCTTACTTCATTGAGTAAACAGGTTTCTGATAACAAATCAACTTCAACAATGGAGGAATTCGTCGCAAAGGCTAAGGAAAAAGGTATTCCCGAAGTGTATGCACGTAAAACGATCATTGGGGAAGATTTTAATATGGAAACCGCTGTTTCAGATTTAGCTACTGAATGGGCAGGTATCCAACAGACAAACCTTAATTCTAAGGTTGCAGGGGAAAAGGTAGTAACAGGGGTGAAAGCAACTGACAAACAAGTTTCCAGCGCTATCTCAAACTTTACAAAAGCGAACGTGGAAGCACATGCAGCCAAAAACTAAACTAAAAAATAATTAAAATGGGAATTGGATATAAAAGAACTGAAGGTACAGGTGATATTCCTGTATGGCAAGGTACTGGAAAGGATATTCAACTCGCTCAAGGTGGTTTCTTATTTGAAAAGGGAGGTTTGCCCGATGGTACTATAATCAAGGCAGGTACTCCGATGATTTTCAATGAAGAAACTAGAAAGGCAAGATTTATTGCCACCGGTAAGGTTATCGAGGTTGCTGCCGCAGATGCAACGACCTATAAAGTGGCTAAAGGCCATACCTTTAAAGTCGGTGACAATTTTGCGTCTAAACCTAGCGATAAGGCATATCCAATCACCGGTATCAATACATCAAATCCAGATTATGATGTGATAACCTTAGGGACGACTATAGGTGCTGTTGCGGCAGATGCAATGGTATTTGCTTCAAGCGAAACTGGTGCTAGTAATTCTTCCTTTGGAGGTGTTAACGGTTTGCTTTACCGAGATCAAAAGGTTGGCGATGGTGAAAGCTGTAGTGTTGTTGTTCGTGGTACTGTTTACGCTCGGAGAATTCCTTTCTCTAAAGAGCTAGAAACAGCTTTACCACGTATTATTTTCTCTCAATCTTTTTAAGCAATGGCAGTTGTAGATTCATTATTCGGAGATTTGGCTAAGAGCCAAAATATTCAAGCGTTGATTGACAATCAGCTCACATTGCTTTATGGTAAGTCAAAATGGCGTACTTATTTAGATTGGGGTTTACCTCAAATTGAATTGAGTTTTGCATCTGTAATCGGTCGTGCCCGTATTGAAGCTGCCGCTTCTTTGGTAGATCCTGATGCACCGGCACCATTGCGTTCAACCGGAAAGCTTGAAAAACTGGAAGGTGGTATTCCAACGATGAAGGAGAAATTTGCCCTTAATCAAGATGATTACCGTAAGCTGAAGGCACTTCAAAGTCTTCCTATTTCGGATGAACAAAAGATCAATATGTTGATCAGTAAATTATGGAATGCAGTAGAAAATGCCGCTACCTCAACTGATAGACGTATTGATATCATGTTCTTTGAAGGTATTTCGAATTTCGAAATCGATTTGTCTGTATTGAACAATCCAGATGGTGTAGCGTTCGGTAAATTGGATTTATTGGCAAAACCATATCAGAAACGTCCAGTTGTTGAGCTTTGGTATAATCCTGATGGAACACCGAATCCTAATGCGGATCCATTCAAGGACATCGAAGATACCGTAACATTTGCAGGAGATAACTTTGGTTTGACCTTCAAGGAAATTTGGATTGAGCGTGAACAATGGTACAAACTCAAGAACCATCCAACGGTAAGAGCCAACATTGCTGGATATCAAAACCCAGGTTCAAATGCCAAGTTTATCGTTACTGCTGATTCGATCAACGAGTATCTGAAAGCAAACAAACTTCCAGAGCTTGTGATCATCAATGAGCGCATCGGTGTTGAAAAGGATGGCAAGATCAATGTTATCAATCCATTCAATGTTAACAATCTTGTGTTTGTTCCAGCGGGTAAGTTAGGTATTGTTCACAATGCATTGCAGATTGAGGTTATGGAACCAGTTCAGGGAATCAATTACGCTACGTTTGATAGAACACTGGTTTCCAAATGGCGTGATAATGATCCTTGGAGAGAGTACACTCAGGCTGAAGCTCATGCATTCCCTGCCTTAGAGCAGATCGATGGTATCTATATTTTGCAAACCAACGTACCGAAAGTATAATGGCGAACGAAGCAAAGGAAACTAAAAAGGTAGAAACTCCCGTACCAGGTGCGGAAGTTTCTACTGATAATGGAGCCGCTACAGAAGATTTTGATAATCTCAATCAAGAACATTCAGAAGTAAATACTGAAAAAGCTCCCCAATGGGCCATCGATCTTAAGGAAACCTGTGATGCCGTTTTAACTGCTATAGGTCAGTTCAATGAGAATGCTGCCAATGTAGTAAAGGATATCATTGCAGAGGCTAAAGGAGAAGCTAACACTCCTTCAGAAAAGCCAAAGGTGCAAAGTTCAGCATCTGTTAAGATTAACAAGAAGGCTAAATATGTGGTTGCAAATGGAAAATCTTTCTACTCCAGCGTTTCGGGTTCAGTTGTAGGTGAAGGAACCGACATAACCGGATTAGAAACTGAGCGTTTGGAAAAATTGCTTGCACTTGGTATCGCTGTTGAAAAATCTGAAGAAGATTAACCATGACTAAAAAAGAAGCCTTTCTACAAGTTGTTCAAGTAGGTACTGTCGAAGATGAGGCCGCAGAAGTTTATTTGCTTTCCGCTGGCATTATTTACGATGATGTGTTCAATGGTGATCTTGGTGAACTGGAAAAAGCGGCTGTTCCACTTCTTCAAAGTTTGCTTTCGGTCAGTTCACAAAGCGAGGGTGCAGCATCTTGGAGCAATAGCCGGGAAGGCATTAAGGATAGGCTTCTTTTTTTAGCTCGAAAACACGGTATGGAGGATATCGTAAAGGACGTTCTTAAAATTCCTGTTATCAAAAAATTCGATTGGGGAGCATGATCAGAAAAAGGGCACATATCTTAAAATATCAAGAGGTGGTTTCTTCTGAAGGTCATTATGATGAGTTCGATAATTGGATTCCTGGTGAATCCGTTAAACGAGATGTGGAGCTTATTTGTAGGGCAGATCCTAACAGTTCAGGTAGGACCATCTCAAATAACCAAGGTCAGGATTTCGTTTATAACTTTTCGATTTTCCTCAATAATATCCCTGAATCTTTAAAACCGGGAGTTGAGATAAAAATCTTTGAAAAGGGAAAAATGAAAGCGCATGGACCTGCTATTATGTCTTGGGACTATCAAACTACAAAAAGACTATGGGTTTAAAGGCGAAATTCACTAAGGCCGATATCTCGAAGTATATCGAGCAAAAGCGTGAGAATATCAGATCGGCAATTTTGAATCGTTTGGAATTGACCGGCTTTGAGTTCGTAAAACTTGCCCGTGAAAAGACGACAGCTGAAGGTGGTTTCAATGATGTGACCGGTAATCTTAGAAGTTCGATAGGTTTTGCCATTGTTGATCATGGATCGATCAAGCTTGAGAATTACGAAAAGAGCAATAGCGGTTCGGGAGGTGGAAACGGGATTCAGGAAGCAAAAACCTTCATTGCCACACTTTCGGACAAATTCGAATCGGGTTACGCTCTGATCGTGGTTGCTGGAATGTCGTATGCTGCAGCTGTGGAAAGTAGGGGAAAGGACGTGATTACAGGCTCTTCCATAATTGTCGAGGAAACCTTAAAACAGGCAATTCAAAGATTAAAAAGTAAGATATGATCACCACAACCGAGGCAATTGATATACTTTATCTATTCGTAAAGAATTCCGTTATTCTTTCTGATGCAAAGAAACCCAATGGTAAGCTCTGCAAGGGAGATAGACCACAGGATTCCAATCTAGAAGATATCGTTTTCGATGCCATTGGAGGTTTAAATCGCTCACCTGTTCAGCGTGGGGTTTTGCTTTTGAATATCTATGTCAACAACCTTAATCCTTTAGAAGTTCCGAACATTGGAAATGGGAAAAATGTCAGGGATTCAGCGAGAATAAAATATTTATCTCAACTGGTTCAAAAGGCATTTGAAGGGGTGGACGGTGAGGTTTGGATAAATCAAGATACATGCTTTGAAGTCTCTTCCGATGATGTTTTCGAGGATAATGGTAATAATCAGCATTACATAAGTTTTAGAATTAGTTTTTACACAATTAAATAACAAAGAAATGTCTAGACCAAAAAATATATTGGGTTTAAAGAACGTACTGATTGGCCCAGTTGGTGCCGATGGTGGTATGGGGACTACCTTAACCGAGATCTTGGGAGCGACCGTGAAAGGTTCGGCATCCTTGGTTCTTAATGAAGGTACAACCACGGACGTGGAGATCGAAGAAACCCATGTTCCTTACGATCAATTGGAAGCTACACCTGCGAAATGGCTTTTCCAAGGCGAATCTTACAATGTGTCTGCTAAGGCATTGAGTGAGCTTGGTGGTGGAACATTGACAACTGGAACAGCTGGTGCACCGGATTCTATTGATATGGATATTCCTAGTGCAGTTGAAGTTTCAGTAGCAACTGAAACGCAGAACGGTGCGAAATTGGATATCGCTCGTATGAAGCTGAACATCTATCCACAATTCGACTTCAAAAAAGAAGCATTTGGACGTGTAATTTTCAAAGGTACTCCTTTGAAACCTACAAAGGCAGGTACGCCTACAATCAAGAAAACAGACGCCCCTTCGGCTTAAAACTTGACAGAACGGCTAGTTTGTCAAAGTTGGCTAGCCGTTTTTTAAACCAATTGAAATGCACGATAACGAATCTACAAAACAGGATGTTGAAGCTTACCTGGATGCTGCGATAGAAATCAAAGTTCCTTTGCCTTTTCACGTTAAAGGAATTTTACAAAAACTTTTGGTACGCATTGGATTGAAGCGACAAAGGTTTCTGACCTATAAATTAAGAAAAATAAAGGTCGGTAACCGTGAGCGAATGGCCATTAGAACCGCAAAGTTTCCAAAGCGGATCTATAACGATTCAAGTATCATAAACCGAGTTTTGGAGCTTTCAAGAGACCATACTTCGGATTTAGTCTATTGTGCTGCGGTTGCCCTTCAGAATGATGAAAACGAACCTGAAGAAGTACTTTTAAATGCATTGAAATGGGTTGATGATGAATTTCTTTTCGATGTTCTGACAAAGAGTGTTTCTCAGATCGATTATAAAAATTTTTTGAACTCTATCGTCTTATTGACCGGAATCCAGAGCTTGACGATGAAGGAAACCCAATAAATGACGAGCCTGAAAGATATGCAGGGGATAATAGCCTGCAAGCACAAATAAACAATTATAGGAAATATTTCAGGGTATCTAGGGAATATGTCCTATGGGAGCTTTCCTATTACAGTTTTATAACTGAATTATCGGTTATTCCTAACCCGCAAAAAAAGGAAAACAGTGAGGTTTCATCGCAAGATGAGGAAGAAGATTTTCTAAAAAAGATCCTTTAAGATGTCTGAAGTAAATAGATTGGAATGGGAAGCGTTTATTCGTGATTCGGAATTGATGGCAGGCATCAACCGAATCGAACGGAGAGTTGGCGGTATGGTTGACCAGGTCGGTAAGAAAGGCCGTGAAATGGAAGGCCTGTTTGCCGGAATGGCCAAGGCTGCAACCGCTTTCTTTACGATCAGTTCAGCACAGCAATTCATACAGCAACTTGTCCGTGTTAGATCAGAATTCCAACAATTGGAGATCGCCTTCACTACCATGCTCGGTAGTAAGGAGAAAGCCGATAAGCTTACGCAGGATCTTGTGCAATTTGCTTCAACAACACCCTTTGGGATGAAGGACACGGCCAATGCGGCCAAGCAATTACTTGCTTATGGTTCATCGGCTTCATCTGTAAAAGATGAACTCAGGATGCTTGGAGATGTAGCTTCTGGAGTGTCCCAGCCGATAGGTGACCTTGTATATCTTTATGGTACGTTACGAACTCAAGGCCGTGCCTATTTGATGGATATTCGTCAATTTGCAGGTCGAGGTATTCCAATCTATAAGGAGCTTGCCAAAGTTCTTCAAGTAAGTGAAAGTCAGGTAAACAGTTTTGTTGAATCCGGAAAGGTCGGTTTTGCCGAGGTTCAAAAAGCCTTTCAGAATATGACCGCTACAGGTTCTATGTTCGGTGGTTTGATGGAAGCGCAATCCAAGACCATTCAAGGTGAACTTGAAAGGTTAGGGGATGGCTTCGATTTAATGCTCAACAAAATTGGTAAGGATTCGGAAGGCGTTATTTCCAGCACCATTCAAACCGCTGCATCCTTAATCGAAAACTACGAAACGATTCTTAATGTACTTTCCGGTCTTATCGTTACCTATGGGGCATATAGAGCTGCCTTGATTGCTACTGCTGCACTTCATCAACTCAATGCAGCTAGGGTCGTTGGAATGACCGCTGTTGAGATGCTTCACTATGCTGCCATTGTAGCCAAGACCGCTGCAATGAAGGCTTTAAACGCTGTAATGTTAGCTTCACCTGCTATTATCATGACAGGTGCAATTCTGGCACTTACTGCAGCAATCTATAGTTTAACACAAGTTACGGATGCTACGACAGCATCACAGGAAAAGCTTGCGGAAGCTCATGATGTAGGAGCTAAAAAAGCAGATAATGAAAAAAGGAGTATTCAGCAACTCGTTTCTGTATTAAAGGATAATACAGCATCAGCCGAACAGAAAAAAGCAGCCTATGATAAACTTCAAGCCCAAACCAAAGGCATTCTTGCTTCTTTCTCTCAAGAGGAAATTGCCGTAGGGAAGGCCAATGCCACATTAGAACAATACATTCAAACGATTGGGCGTGCGGCTTCTGCAAGAAAGGCCTTTGATCAATACAATGCCCTTGCCGAACAGCTTGATGTAATAAATAGAAAAGGGATTGAAGGGGTAGGGATTTGGACAAGAACAGGCAGGGCATTGCAGAATGCTTTCGGGGTAAATGGTGCAGGTGCTGCCAAAAACTTTTGGGGATTTGACAAAGAAGGCGCTCAGGGTGATCAATACATTGCTGACCAAGAAAAGCAAAGCCTTAAAGACCAGATGAAGGCCTTAGAAAAGGAATTCGGTCAAGAGTTCAAGGGTTTCATTACAGGAGTCGAGAAAGTGGCTGATAAGGAAACCCCATCGGATTTATTTACAAAAAGATTAAAGGATCCTATCAATAATTTCAATAGCCTAATTAAAACCGTTTCCAATAAAACGGATTTGGATAGCTTAAAGAAAGCCGTTACCGAAAAGATGGAAAGTCTTTCTCCTTCTGATCCCCAAATAAATAAGTACAAGGAAAAGCTAAAACAGATAGCCAAAATTGAAGAATCGTATTCAATAAGCAAAGATTCAGGAACCAATAAAGAAAACAATATTTTTCAATCATCTGAACGATATAATTCCATTTTAAACAATATCGATCAGGCTAAGAATCAAATGCTGAACAATCAACTCGATCGTGACCAGCAGGAAATAAATAGCACAAAGGAAAAGTATTCTTCTTTAAGGGACGAGGTTCGGAAATTCAATGCCGATCCCAGAAATAAAAAAACTGTGGATGCATCAAAAATTGATGACATCGAGAATCAGGAATTGGACTATATCAAAGCAAAACAAAAGAATGAAAAGCAATTAAAATTATATCAGGAAGACCTAGAAAGCTATAATAAGTATCAGGATGTCAAGAGAAGCACCGATGAAGAAACCGCTGATCGTCTTCTAGGAAAATATAAAAATGTCTATCAGGATATTCAAAAGGAAATTGATAGTCTCGAAGCGAAAAAAGCAAATAAGACTATTTCTCCAGTTGAAGAAGCCTATTTGAAAAGTCTAAGCGAGATGCAAAAGGAGCATCTTAAAGGAGTGAATGATGAAACACTTCGATCTTATCTTGAGGCTTTGAAAATGGCTGAAACATTTGGTCAAAAAGAACTGAAAATTCGTAAAGATCATGCCGATGCCTTTGCTCGTTTAGGGAAAGATGCTTCACAAGAACAAAAAACAGTTTTAGAAAAATCCTTAAACGACCAATTAACTGCATTAATTGAATCAACCCCTGAGTTTGAAAAAGCAATGAAGGATATCGATGAATCCTCTCAGCTTTTACTTGAAAAATCCTTTAAAACAGGGAAGGCAACGATAATGAATCTTATAGATGGCATGAAAGATGCAACAGAGGATCAAAAAAACGCCTTAAAAAAGATTTTTGGCGATTTTTTCGACAAAGGAATCAAAGATTCAAAATCAGCTAATTATCAAGCTGTTGAAGGTATGGCCAGTGCTTTTGGCGATTTGGTAAAATCATCATTTCAGTTTGCCGATAATATTCAATATGGTCTATCCTCACTAAGCCAAATGATTGGCAGCGCAGGTCAATTATCCGGATTGTTAGGCACTTTCCTAAAGAATGATAGTTTAAAGAATTTAGGCGGAGGATTAGGTGTCGCAGGATCGGTCGTTGGTATCGTCAGCTCAATTGCTGGATTTTTCAGCAGCAAACAAGAGGAATCCAACAAACGGTATTATGTCCAAATGCAGACCGCTAGTGACCATCAATTGAAAATGACCGAATCAATTACCAAAGCCCTACAAAGGCAAGTTGATTTACTAAATGAAATTTATGGGGCAGAAAGACTGGAAAAATATGCAAAATCACTTTCTGAGATAGAATCGAATTGGAAGGATATTAACAACCAATTGGAAGGTAAGTTTCAGATGACTGGCGATGCTTATACAGACGATATTCTTAAGAAATTAAACTTAGGATTTTCACGTAATGATCTGACAAGAGGCATGGCCCCTGGCTCGACCAAGTACATGAAAACAATGGAGGTCTGGGCGAATGCCAAAAATGGGGTTTTCGCCAAATTTTCAAAACTACCAAATGATATAAAATCGGCTTCCGCAGAATTAGAGCGTTTGGCTAAGCTGATAGATAGCGATAAGGCTGATGCACCGACTGTGGAATTATACAACCAGCTGAAAGAAAGCATGGATTTGTATAAGCAGCTAACCAATAAATTAAAAGAAGAAATAACTGGTACATCGTTTTCAAGTTTGTTGGAAAACTCAACTAACCTCTTCTTCAATAGTGGTGAAGATGCAGCTACGGCATGGTCCAAGGGATTTCAGAACATCATGAGGGATTTTGTCAAGAACCAGTTCAAACGTGAGTTCTTGGAGCTTGAGATGCAAAAATTCTATGATAAGTACGATGAACTTGCAAAGGATGGTCTAACCTCGGATGAAAGCAATTATCTAAAAGGTATTTGGAATGACATTGAAAAACGAGGTAAGGAAAAATTGGATAACCTTCAAAAGGATTTGGGGGTAGATATTAAGGAAAATGATTTTTCCGCCCCACAAGGTCGAATAAATCCGAACATAAAAGAAACAACGGCAAGCGAGATATTGGCGTTCGAGCGATCACGGTACGAATTGGCTGTAAAGAATTTCGCAGTATCCCAAGAACAGGAAAAAATACAGAAATCATTGCTGGCAATCGCAAACGATAAGCTCGTTGCTTTGAACGCCATTCAGATGAACACAGGCAATACGGTAAAGGAACTTCAAACAGCGATCGTCGAGCTTAAGGCAATCAACAAGAATACATCACAGCAATCAACAAGGCAGTATTAACGCAATCAGACAGTAGAAAAATGTACTACATCAACGACATACCGTTCAGCTTTTTCGGATTGGTTCCGGGGCGTGCCGATAATAGCAATCTTGCCATTACGGGATGTTGGGACATGCCACAAAGAATTGGAAAGACACACCATGTTTGGGAGGATTCCAATGAGATTGAGCCTTATCTGCATTCGGATGAAATGTTCTTTGGCGGTCGTGATATCAACGTTATCTGTTGGCTCGGTGAAACTGACAGACAGGCGTTCATCGAAAAGATACAATCGCTATATGACGAGCTGGACAATAGACAGAACGGTCTATTTACCCTAAAATGTCCTTGGGGAGAGTGGCAGGTTCAGACAGTGGATTCACAGTCCGTAAACTATCTGAGAAATGGTTGGGGCAATATATCCCTTCGTTTCAGACAACCGGTTGTAATGATGAACGGCACACTACCTACAGCACAATCAGGAGGAGTTGGACTTGATAATTACTCCTTCGAGCAATTGGGATTGGTAAAGGTGTTGACAAAGGATCAGGCGAACAGGGCGCAATCAAGGGAATTGCCGAAGGTTTCCTATGGAAGCGAAACCATTGCAAGGATAAGACGTGAAGCAAGGGAATTCAGTATTGAGTTCTTCATCTCAAAACCTACATACAGTGATTTCCTGCAGACGGTGGAAAGGCTTGCATTCATGCTATCCAGACCCAATGCAAGGACATTGAGACTTGATGACGGAACGACACGTGAGGTATTCGTTAAGGATGGCTTTTCCGTGAACGGAGTGCGGATTTCATCATCAAGGGTTACGGCATTTCTTACCGTAAAGTTCACGGAAATAAGGATGCTCGAAAATTGGAATTTCTTGACGGACAGCAGTGGGCTCATATTGACCGATAAGCACGGACAGCCCCTTGCGGAGATATTGAAAGGATTTTAGATATGGCAATTACAGAAGGAACAAAGGACGTCAGTCAGGCGCAGGAAAGGACAGATCCCATTCCTAGTGATACAGTGGTCATCATCAATTCGGTGACCAAGGAGGCGCAGCAGCTTCCGTTGGATAAGTTGGGTCAGGCAGTGGCGGAACAAACAAAGATTGCCCCTGCCGATTTCGATGATTTTTTTGGCATTTAGGATATGGCGGACGTAATCAAGCAAGAACCGATCAGGACAGTCTACGCAGATGGCTCGATCGTATATTCCAACATCAGGAACAAACGCACCAATGAGAATACGACATATACAGTCGTATTGACCTGGTATGACGGCACGCCAATGACCGATGCAAAAGTCGATGTTTGGGGAGTTTACAGCAAGGTAAAGGCAAACGGTGAATACATTAGGGAAAACCTTCCGAATTGGGGGGAGAATTTTCTTGAGGTGGATTCAGTGAGTCAACTCAGGAGTTTGGAACCCTATTTTCTTCACCTAATATCCATTCGATATTATAAAGGTGTGAAATTGAACGGTTATTTCACCAAGGATGACACGCCCAATCCCATTATATATTTTGTTTCGTCAACTCCGGCCGTCGATGATGGTGGCTCGGTAATAGTCGTTGGATCGGTTAAGCTCGAGCATAAATTCGTTGGGGAGATATATTCATCCTACTATGGTAATAGCTATAATCAATTGATCCAGTACGTGAATTCCAACCCAGCGGTTACGAAACTGTTGTTCGATAAGGATATTTCCTTCAATATGACATCGCAATTTTCTGCCATAATCAGAAATAATCTGGTAATCGAGTTCAATAATAAGCTTATATCGAATACTTCGCCTTCAACCCAGTTCAGTATTTTAAGGGTGGCAGGTACAGATATAACCCTGAACAACATAAACCTCACTGCACCGAATTATATCGACAGATATCCATTGCTTACGATATTGTACGGAAAGAACATCAAAGTAAACGGAGGGTACATTGGCGATAGTATCAAAGCCGTAGAAATAGCGGCAAAAGGTTTGGACAATTCGGCGCAGAACATTGATGGGGTTTTTATCAACAACTTAAAAATAAACAATCTTGTTGACGGAATCTATATTGGCGAAAGCACCAATGCGGTTCGTGGATCGATAAACAATGTGGTCGTGAACGGATGTCCGATTACCGGTGGCAAAGGAACAACTGAAGAAACCGGTGGAGACGGTATCAAGACAACGCGTTTTTGTTCGAACATTACGATCACGAACAATACAATTGACAGGTTCGGAAGGGATGCGATCGACCTATATGCGTCAGGGGACAAGATCAAGGTTCTTGGAAACGCCTTGACGAATTCCCTTGTAAAGGCGATCGATATAAAATCCGATACGGATGCATATCCCGAGGATCAATTCGGAAGACACGGTATAGATATTCTGATATCTGACAATCAGATCCTTTACAACAAGGAAGGTATATCCATAGATAGGAGCTTGACAAACCCTCTTTCCTACAACAAGCAGATACAGATACACAACAATAACATTTCATACAATAAAGATCTTGGAGTTTTCCTTTGCGGTCAATACGTCAACATCAAGAACAATATGTTCGTTGGAAACGGCAAGGAAACCGAAAGAGTAGGCGATTATTCAGTGATCAGGCTGGGAAATGACCAGTCCATAAGAATTGCAAAGAATAACGACATAAGCGGAAATACCTTCATCAACAATGGAAAGAGCCTTTCAGATACGAACTATGCGATACGGGTTGGTGCGCATTCGGTAGGGAACAGGATTTTTGATAACAGTATATTCAATGAACCCGACCTTGACAATGCCGTTCAGACACGAGGGATCTATATCAATGCCTTTACGAAAAATAAAGTGTACAACAATTCGGTAAAGGTCATTGGCGATAAATACACGGTCGTAGATGGGGCGGATATCGAAACGGGCAATAACGTTAGCTTAAATATCCCATTGATAGAGGGCGATTCGTTTATTTTCAAGGCGTTAGAGGCTAAGCAGATCAACAATATAGTGCTTACTTCCAATGAGGACTGGGCAATCGACACGTCAAATTACTATGTCGTCTCTATCGTCAGGATAAGTAGTGACGGCGAAACCACGATTACTTTTTTCAATCAGGAAGCTCAAGGGTTATTAAGAGCGGTAGGCAAGATGCTACCTCTTACCATATCGAATGCTCAGATGAAAGAGGGCGATGTTATTGTCGCACGGGTTTTCAAGACGGGGACGCCTTTACAGACAAAGCAATTGAATATTACGGTAAGCATTTTTTAGGATTACTATTACAATGATTAACGAGATACAGATATACCGTAACGGCACACCGACCGTAATCGTTCCGATAGACGAGCAGACGACCTATTTCGATGAGTCCATGGGAAGGTTCGATATTACCGTAAAGACCATATCACCGACACCGCTAGACATCAAGGTCGATGATTACCTAATCTGGAACAGTATAAGGTTCACCATAAACGTACCGTTCAATGTACGGCGTTCATCGGTATTCGACTATGATATCGTATTCGAGCATCCATCAAGGGCTTTGACCGATATCATAATGAAGCATGTCGGATCGATCGAGTTCAGCTTCTTTGGCACACCAAAGGAATTCCTTGAGCTTATAGTCAACAACATGCTGGCAGACGATACGGGATGGTCAATCGGTGAAGTTGCCGAAGAAGAGCCTAAGTTCATTGATTTCATCACCTCGGGCGAAGGATATTCCTGCCGTGCGGCATTGAGCATGATAGCGGAAACGTTCGGTCTTGAATTCTGGTTTTCGGGCAACGGAAAAACTATCAATATTACCAAACAGGCTGGAAAACTTACCAATATTGATTTTGAAGTTGGGCGTGGAAAGGGATTGTACAGTATACAGCGCGGCGTTTCCGAAACCCCATTGTTCAATAGGATATTGGCTTACGGCGGTACGGAAAACATCGGTCTCGATTACCGAGGAGGTAAAACGAGATTGACTTTCGATCCGGGATATCTTGAGCGTGCGCTTTCTCCTGGAGAAAAACGCAGGGAAACTTCCGTGATATTCGACGATATCTTTCCCGAACGCACGGGAACCATCACATCGGTAGCGGCCAACTACCTTTCCTTTGTCGATTCATCAATGGATTTCGATCTTAACGGAAACGTGATCGAAGGAGAAACTGCGAAGGTGCTTTTCAAATCGGGGAAACTCGGTGGAAAGCAGTTCGAGATTGGATATAACCATTCGAGCAGAACCTTTTCATTGAAGCCATTGAGCGATGGAAACGGAACGACATATCCAAATGAATTCTACTACCCCGAAATTGGCAATAAATATTCCATTGTTGGGATTTATCAGCCACAATCCTATATCGACAATGCGGAGGCAAGATTAAAGAAAGCCACAGAGGATTCGTTTAAGAAGATCCGTCCGCCATATATGGTCGAGATAGACGAAAAGTATATGCGCGAGAATGGTTTTAAGATCAATTCCGGTGATAGGGTAAGGTTAAAGGACACGACCGTTTCGCTTCAGGTAGATGATATAATTCGGGTGACATCCGTAAGTTTCCCATTGGTAAATCCCAATAAATGTACCGTGGTGATAAGCGATAAGCTCACCTATACCAAAGATGTTCAGGTGGTTCTTGATCAGGGCAAGATCAAGGAAGATGTTAAGGTGGTGGACAAGAACGTGACCGAATACAACAAGAGCAGCGCGCAGGCATTGAAACAGTTCATGGGGATGGTTTTCGATCCCGATGGGGGTTTGACCGATGAATTGCGGGTATTGATGATAGAGGCCATGTCGGGCGTGTTCGGGGCAGAATCCCAGCACTTTGATCTTCAAGGCGTATTCATTAAGGCAAATGTAGACGGAAACCCGAATAAGATAACTTTCACAGATGGAAAACTTATTCATTACAGGTACGAAATCGAGGGATTCGGTAATGTATGGACTATGGCCTCGCTCATGAAAAACGACCTTCTCCCGGGGATACCCTATTATATTTCTGCGAAATGCTCCAAGGAGGAACCCAAAGGCACTTGGGTTGTGTCTCCAGAGCCTATCGGAATCGACCATTTCCCGGGGTACTGGAACTTTAATCTCGGTGTTATCTCGAGCGTAGTCGACAGGCAGCGGTTCACGAATATTACCAAAGGGTACACCTTTATTACCGGTGGACAGATTCAGACCGAAAGGTTGATAGCCCAGTTGTTGAAATTACCCTACATCACGATTGGTAAGGATGGCCGTAACGCAATCGAAGTCTGGTATGATCTTGCCCAAACCAAATTAGCCATTACACTTGGCTTGGTAAACGGTAAGCCACAGATGATATGGTACGATGAAATAACTGGAAACGAGATCTGGAACGCATCTAAGAACGGTATCATTTATGTCACTTCGGTACCTGAATCCTGGAAGCAGGAAGGATTACTTTTGGTGCAGAGCATTCCGGCACGAACTACTCCGCTCGATCCCGTTCCTGCCGGGGCAGCAGTTCAGTTGAACGCCAATAAGGTCAATGACCACAACATCAGGATAAACAGTTCGATTATTGCTCAATACTACGATGCGGGGAACAATAACGAAACTTCGAGCAATACGATATATCAGGGCTATCATACGACGAACATCAAGACTTCACCTATGGTAGAGAACGGTTTCTATGTCATTACCGGTGTAGAGCCTAATTATGAGCTATTCCTATCGGAGAACTACGATAATTATTTCAATGTACCGGTCGCCAAGATGTGGAACGGAAATATAATTGATTACGCCTATGTGAACGTATATGTGGGATGGTAAAATTTAAAGAAAGAGAGATGAGAAAGATTAGAAGGATAGTGCTTCATTGCACGAGTGGGGGGAACGACCAAAGTACAAAATCTATTAAGGACCATTGGCGAAACAATTTAGGGTGGAAACAGGTAGGTTACCATCGTCTTATCGGCAATGATGGAACGATCGAAAAACTCGCTCCGCTTAGTGAGGTCACAAATGGTGTTGCAGGGTACAATAGCGATAGCGTACATATCTGCTATAAGGGCGGTCTTAAAGAGGTTACAAAGGATGGTAAGTATATCTATGGTGATACAAGGTCATCAGCGCAGGGAGAAGCGTTCTATGTGGCCATTAAGGAAGTGTTAGAGGAACTGTCCAAGACACAGGATATTGACGATATAACAATTGTCGGACACCGTGATTTATCAAAGGACTTGAACGGAAACGGCAAGATCGAAACCCGTGAATGGGTCAAGGTATGCCCAACGTTCGATGCCATTGAGGAGTATGGATGGATTGCAGGGAACAAGGCATTAAAGAGAATGGAAAATCGTAAGACTTATTAAGGAATGATACCAAAGGTTGAAGAAGAAACGGCAAAGACAGTGAATAAATATCCATTGGTATTTATAGTATTTGTTCTGTCCTCAATATTATCAATTACCATTGATAGGATATTTTTTAAAGAGGATAGTAGGAACAATGACTGTCAGAATCAGATTGCCTACCTAAGAGAAAGGGTGGATAAGCTGGAGGAGCAATTAGACCAATACACCAAAGCCGTTATGTTCAAGGATGCTCAGGTCAAGAACAGGGAACAGGTAATCGATTCCCTTAAAATGGAGGTTAAGCAATGAAGAATTTAGGTACTTATTTTCTGATAGCCATCATAGCCATCATAGCCATCATAGCCATTTTGGCTATTAGGATCGTTTGGTTTCCACGAGAAAGAGAGGTAAGGGTGGAAATTCCAAAAGAGGTAAAGGAAGCTGTACAGGCAACCGTTAACAACGTCAATCGGAACATAGACAAGGATGGGTTCGAGCATGCCGTTATTTCGGATAAGGAGAACATTGTTCAATCGCTTTCGCAGTTGGACGATAGCTCAAAAATAAAACTTGATAGCGTACTCAATGTTCTATCCATAGAGCGAAAACAGTTCAAGGAATGGCGACAATACACAGCTACCGTACACGCTAAGGATTTGGAAGCTGTTAGGAACGATACGGGATTTTCCTATAAGGACAGATACACTTCTATTGACTTCACCGCACCAAAGGATACCTTCGGAAAGGGTGTTTTCAACTTCTCGTACAACGCAGAGATTAACTATGCTGAATATTGGCGTAAGGATTGGTTTTTAGGACGTAGGAAGCATTATATTGACTTTTGGGTAGCAGACCCAAGGGCAACTGTAAACGGCGTTAAAAGGGTTAAGATCGAGCCAAAGCCAGACAATGTAAAAGTCGATGTGAACGCAAGCGGGTTCTATACGGATAGGCTCAATCTTGGAATTGATGGAGGTCTTACGGTTGGGCGTTCAAGGTTCGGGGTAGGTTATTATTATGACTTCACAGACAGTAAGTGGAAGCCTGTAATTAGTGTTAAGTATAGGATGTTGGAGTTTTAA